TCCTATTAACTATGTAGAAAGAATGGAAGTGCGGTCATCTGACTGGCATTTATTAGTATTATTTAGCGACCCTGACCATAGAGCTAAATCTAATGAATTAGATGAAAATAATTACGCATATAATGCCGCAACTACAGCTTCATATTATGGTACTGGTCCTTGGATTTCTTATGGCTCTTATGATTCAAGCATTAAATGGAGAGACTTTGGACCAATTAAAGACCAATCTGGCGTTTTAGTAGGTTTTAACATTTCCTATGATGAAGTTCCAGAAGATGGTGATATTGTAGAATACTTAAATGCTCAATACCCTAATGGTTTGACTGGTTCAGATAATCAACCTGGCGGTGCTTCTACACAGGGTAAAATTATTACCTACGGCAACAAAGACGATGATAAATTATTTTATGCTTTTGATTATTCAGAGTATACTTGGTATTACTTAGGCAAGGTTGAAGCCAGTGCTAAGAGAGACGCTAAACTAGTTAGTGGTGTTGGTACAGACGATGAGCGTAAAGCCATTAGTTCTGAAGGTTTGAGATTCTCTACATATTCATATTCTACTGTAGATGCAATGCCTAAGTATTGGTCTAAGACTGGAGCTTAAAAATGAAGTTATTACAGTATTCAGGTCCATTTGCGGCAAATACTAGGATTGAAGTTCCTGTTGAAAATAATGTAAAGGCTGTTCATTTGGGGATACAAAATCCGCATAGCCCGCACATTGGGTATTATACAGAAAAATCTTTAGCTCCTGTTATTAGAATTACAGGTGAAACTGATGATGCATATGTTCTAAATTATAACGATATCTTAGAATTTGATAATATTAGTGAACCCAATTTAGATATACAAATTTTACAAGCAATGCCAGCTGAAGCTATTATTGATATAGCTTTATATGAAAAAGAGTAAATAAGGAGGTTGATAATTAATGGCTACACCTAATGGTGAAGATAAACAACTTAATTTTGTACCCAAAGTGTATGACCCCGTAGCAAAGACATATAAACCTCTTTATATTGCTCCAGATGCTACTGATAAAAAACAAGGTGATGTTTATCTTTCAGACAATGTTTCTGATACTACTGATGCGGCTACTGGTATGACTGCCGCGACACCTAAAGCTGTTAAAACAGTAAATGACAAAACTAATAAAAAATTAGATAAAGAAGTTACCACAGACCAAACAGTTGCGAGCGCGGTCTCCTTCGGAGGAAAGGTCACTGCGACCTCTGGGTTTGTTGGAGATGTAACAGGCAATGCTTCTACAGCATCTGCCTTAAAGACCGGGCGTTCCATTTCAGTTAAAGCCGGCTCTGGTGGAACGTCTGGGTCTGCCACTTTTGCGGGAGATAGCGATATTACAATTACTATTCCTAATATTGATGCTACCAAACTTACCGGTTTAGTTCCTCTAGTAAATTTGCCGCAAGGTGCTTTAGAAAGATTAATTCATGTTAGCGATGAAAAAGCTAGATTTGCTTTAACAACTAATGACGTTCAGCTAGGAGATAGTGTCATTCAAGATGATACTGGCGTTATGTATATTGTGGTTGATGAAAACAAATTAAATTCTAGTGATGGTTACCAAGAATATAAATCTGCTACCGCACTTGAGGCCGAACATGCTAAGGTTTCAGATAAATTAGGTAGTGCTACAATAGGAAGTTCAATCATTCCTATTTACTTGAATAGTGGTGAAGCTACTGCCAGTAATGCGACTGTAGGAGCGGAAAATCAACCAATTTATCTTAACCAAGGTAGTTTAACAGTAGGTAAGTATGAATTAAACAAAACGGTTCCCGCAGATGCAGAATTTACTGACACAATTTATACTTTGATTCCTGCTACTTCTACTGTTCTTGGTGGTGTTAAAGCTACTGAAACTAATGATATAGATTCTTCCGCGGCAGATGTAAAAATTAGTTTAACTGATTCTAAATTATTTGTCAATCCTGTAACTTCCACTTCTCTTGGTGTAATTAAAGCCCCTGCAAGTGACAGTGGTTTAATTCTTAAAGATGATTATTCTTTAGCTTTGTCTACTAGTGGAGTTACTACAAATAATATTGAAGATGGTGCGGTTACACTTACAAAATTAGCTTCTGAAGTTAATGTTTTACAAGTTTCTTCTGAAGAGCCGCAAGATTCACATATATTATTCTGGATTGATACTACCGAAGAAGAAGATTAAAATTTTGGGGAGAAATAAAATTCTCCCCATTTTTTTTGGGTAATAATGAATAATTATATACCTCCAAAAATTATATTATGTAGACAAGTAACTACCCATTAGAAAGGAGCGATAGGTGAGTCAAGAATTAAAAGCATTTGTCATAAATATGAAATCTTTATATCAAGACATTGAAGACCCTATCGTGGTGGGCGGTGGTGATAGTAATGGTCGTTCTTTAAGAGTAATTTTTACTCAAGAAGCTGCCGCACAATTTGCCCCCGCTACTAAAGTTTATCTCTCTTGGTTTCATCAAGAAAATAAAACCAAGGGTTATAATGTATTTACTAGAGTAAGTGAAGACCCTGAAACTTGGGAATTACATTATCCCAATTCTATGTTATCTGAGGGAAATGTTTTAGCATGTATTGAATTGGTTGATGATATTAGTATTGCTTCTAGTAATAACTTTACTATTCATGTTTTAGCCAATGTTAATGATGGAACAGATTATGTAAACAGTAGTGATTATAGTGATTTTCAGAAAGTGGCTATTGAAGCCAATTGTTTAACAGACCAGATGAAAAAACAGATGGAGTTACAAAAATTAGAATTTTCTGATATGGAAACTATAGTAATGAATTGTAATATTAAATCTGAAGAATCTGCCGCAAAAGTTGAAGCGGGTATTGCACAAATTGAAGAAAACATTTCTAAATCTGAAGAAATTCAAAATTCTTTAAATGAACAATTCCAAAATCAACAGAATGAGTTTGCGGAAACTCTGAAAGAAATTCAAGAAAATTTATCTACTTCTCAAGCTAATGTTGCTGAATCTAAAGAGATAGTGGAGTCTGCTCAAGATATTAAAGACACCGCAGACACGGCTTTAGAGATTGCGCAACAAGCATCTGAATCTACAGCTAAAGCTGAAAGTGTTGTTGTTTATGAATGGTAAAGGAGGTGTTGTAAATGAATGTAATGAAAGTTTATAGTACCACCAGTGCCAAAATTGATTCTTTACCTGTGTCTCCTGGTAATTTAATTTTTGAAAAGGATAAAGGTAATATTTATTTTGATTCACCTGACGGTTTTAGAATTGAATATTCTGATATATATGTTTTATCTTTAGAAACTGAAAGAACTAATTTAACTAGTCCAATAGAAAAGAAATTTTACTATGTAGAGGAAACAAATGTTCTATACAGATATAAAGATTCTACTTGGATTAAACTAACTAATTCTGAGAATATAAATCCTATTTACTTTGGTGATGAAGATACTCTTCCAACTATAGGTGTACCTGATACACTGTATGTAGTTGCGGATAAAATTTATACTTGGGATTCTGTTGCGCAAGAATATCGCGTAACTGCCAATAACACATCATGGAATAATATTTAAACGAAAGGAATTGACTAAATGGCAAACCTTAATAACCTAGTCAAATTTGTTTCCTGCACCGCGGCTCAATATGCAGCGGCAGAAAAAAATGATGCTACAATTTATTTTGTAACTGATACTCTTCAGTTATATAAAGGTAGCAATGCTTATGGTGGTGGAAAAGTAATTTCTGTCACTAGTCTCCCAACCTCTGACGCAACGCCTGGCGCAATCTATGTTTCTTCTAAAGGTGAAGTTTCATTTGCGGCAAGTGCTTCTACACTTACACCTATTGTAGTTCCTGCTACAGAAATTGTAGAAGATGGTACTGGTTTTACTACTAGTGCTCAGGTTTATGATTTCGTAACAGAAGCTGTTGGTGGCGTTGACCTTAGCCAGGTAGCAACTAACAAAACTAACATTGAATCTTTGCAGTCCGCTGTTGATACCTTGAATGGTACAAGTGATGGTTCAGTAAAGAAAATTGCTGAAGACGCAGCGGCTTCAGCGGTAAGCCAACTTGTTGATGGAGCAGACCAGAGTTTCGACACACTTAAAGAGATTTCTGACTGGTTGCTCTCAGAAGATGCCGGCGCGGGTAAAATTACTGCTGACATCGCGGCTAACGCTAAGGCTATTGAAGACCTTCAAAGTCAAGTAGGCACGGGTGATGTTTCCGCGCAAATTACTTCAGCTCTTGATGAACTTGATTTTACTCAAGTAGGTGAAGATGGTAAATATATTTCAGCCATTACTCAAGAAGATGGCAAAATTACCTCAGCTACATTAACCGCACTTCCAGATTATAGTGATACTTATGATGCTAAGGGCGCGGCAGATGCAGTTAAAACAGCAGTAGTTGGTTCTACCACAGATACTTCAGCAGCAGATACTATCTATGGTGCTAAACAGAAGGCTCTTGACCTTGACGCCGCAATGGATACTCGTGTAAAAGACCTTGAATCTGCTGTTGGTGAAAATGGTTCAGTGTCTACACAAATTTCAAATGCAATCAATGCTCTTGATGTAGACGATAGCGCAGTAGATAAACAATATGTTTCAAGCGTTAGTGAAACAGATGGTAAAATTACAGTTAGCCGCACAACCCTTCCTGTTTATAGTGTTGGTGAATCTACTGAACAAGGTAACATTTTAGTTAATGGTGCTAATGTTAAAGTTGCTGGTCTTGGTAGCGCGGCTTATAAAGCAGCTAGTGATTTTGACGCAAGTGGTGCAGCTGATACTGCACTTGCAAGTGCTAAGGCATATGCAGATGATAAGGTTAGTTCAGTAAAAGCTGCTGATAAATCTATTACTATTGGCGGTTCTGACACTGAACCTACCGTTGGCGTAGCACTTTCCGCAGCTGATGGCAACGTTCTTAAACTTAAGGAAGATGGTCTTGCCGTTGAAGTTCCAGCGGCCACAGATTATACTGTAGCAGTAGCTAAGACTAATCCAGAAGGGGTTTCTACTCGATATATCATTAGTCAAGAAGCTACAGGCCTAAGTGCTAACATTGACATTCCGCTAGACATGGTTGTTTCAGCCGGTGCTGTAGAAATTAAAGAAGAAGCAGGCGATTGGGGTGCCGCGGGTACTTACCTTGTTCTTACACTTGCCAATGCAAATAAGGACAAAGTATATATCAATGTTGGTAGCTTGATTGAATATGTAACTTCTGGTTCTAGCGCAGATGACCAAATCCAAGTTAGCATTGATGCTGACCACAAAGTAACAGCAACTCTTGCTAAAGCGGTTGAAAAGTCACAACTAGCTACTGACGTTCAGGCTTCACTTGAAAAAGCTGACACTGCACTCCAGAAGGTTGCGGAAGGCTCTATTACAACTGCTGAACTTAGCGAAGGCGTAAATGCTTCACTTACTAAGGCTGACAGTGCTTTGCAAGCTTCTAACATTACTACTGGTGCTACTAGCGGTACTATCGCAGTTAATGGTGAAGATGTAGCAGTTAAAGGTCTAGGTTCAGCCGCGTATACTAGTACTGATGCTTATGCTACAGCCGCACAGGGTGAAAAAGCTGATTCCGCACTTCAGGCAAGCGACATTACAGATGGTACTACTAATGGTAAAATTACTGTTGGTAGTAAAGAAGTAGCAGTTGCGGGCCTTGGTTCAGCTGCTTACACTGATTCTACCGCATATGCTTCAGCTTCAGATTTTGAAAAGGTTGTTGAAGCACTAACTTGGCAGACGCTATCTTAAAATAATTTAATTCAGGAGCGGGAATAATTCCCGCTCCATTCATTATGTTAATATTTTATATTTCAGATAGGAGGTAATTTTGACTTCATATGTTCATTTTCTTCAGAGCGAAATTGCCTCAATTCGTTCTGCTCCTATCCAAGATGGACATCTGTATTTTGCAACCGATGCGGAAACAATTGCCTATGACTTAGACAATAATCGTTATTGGTTAAACAGTCAAAATACATTATATAATACTACAGCATACTGGAGTGAACAAATTACTTTCATTCCTGATGAAGGTCAGTTCATTATTTATTCAGACCATAATCAGGTTGATGGTAAAGATATTCCAGGTATCAAAATTGGTGATGGAAAAGCCTATGGAGTTGATTTACCTTTCATCAGTGACCAATTTGCTTTATCTTCAGATTTGCTAACACACATTAATGATACAACCGCACACGTAACCCAAGAAGAAAGAAATGCTTGGAATAACAAAGTTAGATGTTACGTGGAAGATGATAATTTAACATTTACAACTAACTAAAGGAGATGATGTTTAATGGCAAATGCCGCGATTTCAAGTATTACACTTCCTTCTGGTACTACCTATGACTTACATGATAAACGTTTAAGTGATATTATTGGCAATCTTACCAGTCCAATTAATTTAATCGGTACTTCTACCACGGAGCTTACCGATGGTGCTACAACTTCACCAATTACAGTAAGTGGCTCTAGCGTAACGCCGCAAAGTGGTGACATGGTTATTTATGGTAAGAAAGAATTTATCTGGAGCGGCGATGCTTGGCATGAACTAGGTGACCTTTCCACTATTGGTAAATTAGGTTATAAAGACAGTGCAAGTGGAAGTTATACCCCTGCGGGTACAGTTTCTGAGCCTACTTTTACAGGTACACAAGGTAGTGTTTCAGTAAGTGGCACACCAAAAGGTACTATTACAGGTGGAGGATTTACAGGTACAGCGGGTGATGTCTCTGTAAGTGGTACTTCAGCAGGTACAGTTTCAGCACCTACTTTTACAGGTACTCAAGCTACTATTACTTCAAGTGCAAGTTATACACCTGCGGGTACAGTTTCTAAACCAGCGGTTACAGTAACACCTACCACTACTTCAGTAACAACTAATACATATTCTGTAAGTGGCGAAGTTCTTACTATTGGTACGGCTTCAACGACTGTTGTAACAGATGCTAGCGCAGAGCTTGCGACAACCCCTACTTTTACAGGTACAGCCGCTACAATTAAACCTACGGCAACTTATACTCCTACAGGCAAAAACTCTGCACCTACATTCACGGGTAGTGAGGTTGAATCTACTGGTACGTTTACTCCAGCAGGTACAATTGGTAGTTATACATTTACAGGCGATGCACTTACTTCAACAGGTTCATTTACACCTGCGGGTACTGTATCACAACCTACATTCAGCGGTACTGCTGCTACAATTACAGTATCTTAGTTATAATTATTAATCCCTTATATTGGAAGGAGGGAAAAATAATTAAATGACTAATATTAAACAAATTAATGTAAATAATACAACATATGATTTAGTAGATAAAGATTCACATAAAGTAGCATATGCAACATGTACTACAGCAGCAGCAACTGCCGCAAAGATAGCAACCGTTAGTAATGTAACTAACTGGGCGTTGGAAACTGGTGCGGAAGTTGTAATTAAATTTTCATATACAAACACCGCATCAAATCCTACATTAAATGTTAATGGTTCAGGTGCTAAGAGTATTGTTTATACAACATCTACAATTACTACCAGTAATTTATCATATGCGGCATATGCTAATAGGTATGTAAGATTTGTTTATAATGGTTCAGCTTGGGTTTGGTTAGGCTGGTCTACAGATTCTAATACTACTTATAGTAACATTAAGTTGGGTCAGGGCTATGGGACATGTGACACTGATGAAGCTACACTAGAAAAAGCTGTAGTAAATACTAGCTATACTTCTTTAGTAGAAGGTGGTATAATGGTAGTAAAGTTTAGTGAAGCTGTCCCCGCAAACTCTACACTAAATATTAATTCTATGGGTGCTAAAAGTATTTATTATCAAGGTGCCGCCATTGTAGATAATATTATTGGAGCAGGTGATACAGCAACATTTATGTATCATAGTTCAATCTATTATTTATTGTCTGTAGATAAAGTTGCTACTGGTCAAAGTGTAGTAGTTTCAGAGAGTGAACCTACCAACAGTGATTGTATTATTTGGATTGAGCCTTAATAAAGATTTTTTAATTTTTCTCTTGACAAAATAAAAATTACATGGTATAATAGAGTAGTTATAAAGGAAAGGTTATGGCTACTCTATTTTTTTATATAGCCTTCTTTTATAACAGTAGTAATATAAACGTCTTATAATGAAAGAAGGTTGTGTTTATGGATAAGACGTGTGAGATAGTTTACAAAAACAACGACCAGGTTTTTGGCATTAGTTTTGATAAAGTAAACTATGATGATAATTGTTTTGCATTGGATTACGTCAATGACGAAGTGGAGTTCCTGCGGGACGGGGCATATGTCTTGGGAGTCAAAGATGTTAAGCCAGTAAAAAACAAGCGTCAAATTTTTGTGTATGCGGGAAAGAATAGTTTTTCTTTAACCCCAGGATATGATAATTATATTTTATCATATAAAAACAATTGTGAACGCCATGTATTTAGAAAAGGTGATAAAATTCACATTATCAATTGCACTAAAAGCGATGATAAAGAAATTCAGGTATTAATTTACCTTGAAGAACCTAAGAAAAAGTATAAAATGTAAAGAGATAAAAGGAGTAAATATTGACAACTTTACGTTATCGAGAAAATGCTAGTTCAGAGTGGAAAGAATTAAGTCTTGGAGGACAATTAACTGGCATTGAAGTTCTGGTTACTGCGCCAGCAGGTGGTGTTATCAATTATACTGATGACATTACTTCCAACACCGCGACTGTTGGTTCTGATGGTACAGCAACAATTTCGCTTCCAAATTATGGGACTTGGAAGTTTAGTTTAACACTTAACGGAGCAACTACTTCACCTGTTAGTTTGGTGGTTGACGATGTTAAGCAATACAGTTTGGGAATTAATTGCGCAAATATTACCATTACTGCGCCAGCAGACACCACACTTTATTGGACGGGTCAAGCAACAGGTAGTGCCGCGATTGGGACAGATGGTACATACCTATTAAGAGTAGCCGCGCTTGGCACGTACAATTTTTATGCACAAAATAGTGAAGGTGTTAAAACTAGTGTACAAAGTGTAACTGTGGAGGATTGCACTGACTACACAGTAGCAGTTTCATTTGGTGTTACTTATGGTGTTATTATTAACACTTCAAACTCTGACCCTGCCGCTTCAGTTGCATATACCGAAGATGCAACTGGAATGACTAGTGGGTGGAGTAATTGGGCTGACAAAGATTTGTTTAAGGATATTAAACCTTGTATCTTAACTAGCTCTGGCACTGTCTCTACATATTTGAATAGAGATAATTTTACTAAAACTGAAAGTGGAAGTACAGCAACTTTAACTTCTATTGGTAATGACGTTATGATTGAGTTCCCTAAGATGGGATATAAAATTACTAAGTCTGGTAACAATATTACTGTTCTAGTTACTAATGAAGCTAATAAAGACGGTTTCTGTTACTTGGCACATAGTTTGAGTTCTGAAAATGACTGTGACTATATTTATATTGGTGCTTATGATGCATACACTTCTAGTTCAAAACTTTATAGTGTGTCAGGTCAATCACCAACGGTAAGTACTACATTAACTAATTTTAGAACCTATGCTACCAATAGAGGTACAGGTTATCAGTTAATGTCATTCTATCCATGGACTTTGTTGCAATGTCTATATTTAATTGTTTATAAAAACTTAAATGGGCAGTCTGCTCTTGGCCAAGGCTATGTAGGTGGTAGTGCGGCACAAACTTCTGGCCAAACTAATTCAAATACTTTCTGCTATGGCTCTACTTCTACTACTCAAGTCATGAAGTTTCTTGGCATTGAGAATATGTGGGGAAATGTAAGGCAATGGTTAGATGGATTTTATTGTGATTCTAGTCGAAACGCAACAGTTGCTTGGAAATCATTTAGCGACACAGGCAGTGGTTATACAAATGGTGGTTCTACTGGTTTTACTTCAAATACAAATAATTACATCAGTAGCGTTCTGGGCACCAATAATGGAGGTTTCTTCCCTAATGGACTATCAGGGTCAAGTACTACTTATTTTTGTGACTACGGTTATGTGTGTGCTTCTTATTGCGCTAATGTCGGCGGTGGTTGGAGTTATGGTGATGTTGCGGGGCCGTTCTATTTCTTTGCTCGTATTGCCGCCTCGGATTCTGCTTCTGATCTGGGCGCCCGCCTCTTGTACAAGCATAAGGCATAATTCGGTGTCTGAAGTACCGTCCGCCTCGCAATAATAACATTTTTATAAATTTTTGGACAACAATGAATAATTACATGCCTATAATTTTTATATATACGTGAGATGGAAAAAATATATTAAAATTAGTGGACAAGAAGGAATAAAAGACATTTTCTAATTTTTAATATAAATGTCCCTTCCTTTTCCATCGGCGCTCACCTTAAACAGGGAAGGGACAAAAATTAAAGGAGTTAAAATATAGATGGTATAATAATTTTGGGCAAGAAACGGTAATCAAGACCGCCTAAAATTTATATTATATCGACAGAGAATGTGCGATTAGTAACGATTAGCATATGAAGTAAGATTAGCGTGGGCATTAAAAGCTAATCGCACGTCTCTAATTTTTATGATATATAGTGGACAAAATATAATAATCATATATTTTGAAAACTTATATATAGTAGATGATAAAATTTTTGGACAAAAAGGAGTTATTCTATACTTCCAAAAATTATATCATATAGGAAAATCTAATACCTTAGATTTTCCAGGGTATTATATTCTGAGACCAGGGTGTATTCAAGGCACTTAGGCAAATAGACCTGTATCTCTACCGTAATGTTTTCAATAAAACCAAAAAACAGTAATGTGTATACTTCTTATTGCACTAATGTCAGTGGTAATTGGAATAATGGTGATAATGCAGGACCGTTCTATTTCAATGCTAATAATGCCACCTCGAATTCTAATTCTAATCTGGGCACCCACCTATATGTCTTAGTTGGCTATTTTTAATAGCACCTTAACCTTTTATGTTTTTATTTGTTATTAAAATCTTTAATAGATTTTGATATATACTGTAACTTTATGGAATATAATACCTTACCTCTCGGTAAAACATTTACACATTATAAAGGTACCGTATTAGTAGGAAAACGAATATTCGGGCATCTAAGACATTTATTAATTTTATAGCTTTATAAAAGCTATTGTCGTATATAAGAAATAAGGAGTGTTTTCTCCTTGAGTTTTTGAAGGAGGAAATTCCTATGAAAAGATATAGTAATCTTTTTGAAAGCATATGTGATATGCAAAATTTAATCGTTGCTCATAGCAATGCATCACATGACAAAATGTGGTATAAAGAAGTTCAAATGGTAAATCAAAATCCTGATTTTTATTTAAAACAAATTCAAGATATGTTATTACACAGGACATATTTGGTAACCAAAAGTGACTATAACATTTCTATTATCAACGATAAAGGTAAAGAACGCGAGCTGTGGAAGTTAAATTATTTTCCGCATAGAATTATTCAATGGGCCATTATGTTACAGTTAGAGCCTATTTTTATGGAAACTTTAACTTCAGCAGTTTGCGCTTCTATTTCCAAAAGAGGTGGTCATTATGCCAAAAATAAAATTGAAAGATGGCTTCATAATGACCCAGAAGGTACTAAATATTGTTTAAAAATGGATATTAAAAAATTCTATCCTTCAATTAATAGAGACATTTTAAAACAATTATTGCGGAGAAAAATTAAATGTAAAGACACATTAGATTTACTAGATAAAATTATTGATAGCTGTGATAAAGGTGTTCCAATTGGTTCTTATCTTTCTCAATATTTAGCTAATTTCTATCTTACTTATTTAGACCATTATATTAAAGAAGAACTGCATATGAAATATTATTTAAGATATATGGACGATATGGTAATTTTAAGTGGTAGTAAAGAAGAACTACATCATTGTTTAAAAGAAATTAAAGATTATCTTGAGAATATATTAGATTTAACCTTAAAGAAAAACTATCAAATTTTTCCAGTAGATGATAGAGGGGTTGATTTTGTAGGTTATGTATTTAGACATGGATACACAAAACTAAGAAAAAGAACCAAACTCCGCATGGAAAAGAAATTAACTCAGACTTTAGACAAAGCTAAAGCAACCGGCAATATTAATTTTTCAGAATATTGTTGCATTAACAGTTATTATGGTTGGCTTAAACATTGTAATAGTTATAATTTATATACTAAGTATATTGAGCCATTAGAAGGATATACAAAGAAATACCATGACCTGGTTCTTAAGAAGAAAAAGAAAGGTTAAAGATGGTTGATAATGGTACAGTTCGTGGCTGTGAATTAGCTTCACAGCCTATTATTATTAATTATGATAATGTATATATCCACACTAATATTAAAAAAGTGGAAGAAGAAGACACCAATGGTGAAGTTCCAGAAGACCTTTATGAATATCAAGAATTGGTATACTCTAAAGATGAATACATTCAATTACTTCATGACCAACAGAAGGATTTGGAATTAGCTTTGGCAGAGCTTGCAACACTGGTTTAGGAGTGAGTAAGATATGGCTTTATCAAGTAAAATCGCGGAATTATATTACCGCTTGGTTAAAAATGGGGATTGGGAATTATCTCAAGTTCCTTCAAAATGGTATTTAGAAGTCAGCCAGGCAATAGAAGCTGACAAAAAATAATAAAGGAGTTGAGCATAATGCAATATGCTTTATACAAGATTTTAATTTCTTCAGAAAATAAAGCTATGGCACATTTAATTAATTCTATATTATCAGGAGAAAATGTGCACGCGGAAATGTGTGAAGATGTTGAAGATTTAGATTTATCTAAAAAGAACCCATATCATTTATTTATCACAGATGATATTTTTGATTGCGAATATTTAACTTCTACAGTAAATTCACCCGTTTTATATTTAGTTCCATATAAAGATGAAGACTTAAAAGTTAAAGGTATTAAATTTGGGTGTACTTGTTTAGATGCGCCATTTAGTCCTTTTGAATTGGCCGCAATGGTTGAAAGTTGTTTAGGCATGTGCGGCAATCATAAAAAGAGGGTTGAATCTACACATTTCACGCTAGATAAAATACACCATGAAATATTATATGAGGGCAACAAAGTTACCTTAACCCCAAAAGAATATGAATTATTTAGTTTGTTAATAGAAAATAAAAACACACCTCTTTCTAAGGATTTTCTATTACGTAAAATTTGGGGATTAGATACTAGCATGAAAACAAATGTTCTTCCAGTGTTCATTGAAAGACTCAGAGAAGAACTTCAAAAACATGGCTGTGACCCGCAAGTAATTAAATTAGTGCGTGGCTTTGGATATGAATTTAATGATTAAAACTAAAAGCAAGACCTCAGAATTTCTGGGGTCTTTTTTTTATGGGCAAAATTGAAATAATGTGGGGGCATTTTTTTGATATAAGAAAGAAGACTAAGAATAAAATACCGTTGAAGGGAAACGGCGCAGTGGAAACGATAATACAACTTTTTTCGCAATACTCCTTAGAGGGAATTGTACTTTTAATAATTGCTTTGGCGGTGATATTAAAATTCCTTTTAGAAACTTCAGATTTTTTCAAAGAAAAAGTTAGCAAAATTTTTAAAAAACAATCTGAACAGGAGCGCAGACATCAAGAATTAATGTCCTGCATTGAAGACCAAAAGAAAGAAATGCAAGAAATAAAAAACCATTTATCTATCATAGATGGAAAGATAGAAGGTTTATCTTCTGAACTTGAGGGTCAAAAACAACAGCTAGAGTGTCAAAAAAATCATTTAATAGACAATACTAAAATTAATATTTTGATGGCACATGCTAAATATTGTTATGAATTAGGTGCTATAGATGATAGCATGAAACAAAACCTAGAATACCTTTATGTGCGGTATAAAGAAAATGGTGGCAATTCTTTCGTTGATGATTTAATGTCAGAGATTAGAGAGTTAAAAACAATTAACCCTTACGAACTGAAAGGAAAGAAATAATGGAAATTATGATTTCACAATACTTATCCCCTATCGTAGTCATTGGCTGTCTTTGCGTGGGCTACGTACTTAAAAATTTGGTTCCTGGAGATGGTATTAACAGGTTTATTCCTTTGATTATGGCTGTCCTAGGTATTGTAGCCGCAGGATTAGCCGCGAGTACTTTATCTTTGGAAATTGTTGTTCAAGGTATGATTAGTGGTCTTGCTTCTACTGGTTTATATGAAGCTTTTGCCAATATCATTCCTACGGTTCTTGCGCTAGGAACAAAAGAAGAGGAAGAAGATAAATAATGGCTACTGCTCAGGATTTAGTAGAGCTAGCAAAATCACAAGTAGGAACTAAAGAGTCTCCCGCGGATTCTAACAAAGTTAAATATTGGGATTATTATAAACAACATTGCGGCAAAGACTATAATGGTCAACCCTGGTGCGCCGCGTTTGTTACATATTTAATGACGGAACTAGGCCAGTGGACCTTTACTTCTGACGAAGCTAGATTTAGATATTGCCCTTCATTAGTTACCTGGGGCAAAAATCAAGGGAAGTGGAAAGGACGTAGTTATACACCAGTAGCTGGTGATATTATTTTATTTGCTAATAAAGGAACAGCTTGTCACGTAGGTGTAGTTATTTCTACTTCTGGTTCTACAATTAATACAATTGAAGGTAACACCTCAACCAGCTCTAACGATAATGGCGGGGCTGTAATGCAAAGACAAAGGACACTAGGAACTGAAGGTAGTTCTTGGTATATTTTAGGATACATCGCTAATACTTGGGAGGACGAAGACGAAGTGAAAGATACAGATATTTCAAAGATTGCTCAAGCAGTTTGGGAACATGACATTAATGGTAAATGGGCAAATGAACGCCTATACCTTTGTAATGTAATGGATTATGACACTACAGACCCTACTGGCCGCAAAAAAGAACTTACTAACCATGACCATATTAAATGGATTGCGGCTGAACAGGCCAACACAAAGGCGGAGGTAGAAGCACTTCAGGCTGATGTGACAGAAATTAAAGAAAGTATAGAGAAGATTCTTAAAGCTGTTCAAAACGATTCTAAATAAATAAAATAAAAAAAGGGCATACCAATTAAGGTATGCCCAATTTTTTTATGCCTTAGTTATCATGGAAGATAATATATTTGAAAGGATATTCATTGTTCCTGAATTATCTTTATTGTCTAATTGATGTGCTTCAATTTCAAATTGCTTTAGTACATCTAAATTTTGTTCTATAACATCAAGGCGTTGTTTAAATTCTTCCGCAGTCTTTTGTAGCTGCTCTATTTCTTCTTCCATTAGAAAGCTCTCTCCTTTACTTCACTCCAATAGCTAAGACCAATTAGAATGGAATCAGCTTCATCTTCTGTTGGTGAAATATTAAAATGTTCACTAACAAAATTAACTGCCGCTTCTTTTTGCTCAGCTCTTTTGCGGCCAAAGCTAACTTGATAATTATTTTTAATGATTGACCGCCAATGACTCGGAGAATAAATATCATATTTAATATTATTGAAATAACACCATTCAATAATAACTGCTTGTACATAACAGAGTTTGCGGAAAGTTTCTACATTTCCCATTTGTAACTGACAGCCCTCTAGGACAACAAAATCAAATTCTTCATATTTGTGTACCAATTCATTTAATTCTTGCTGTACCTGCGCTAACCGTTGCTCTATTGGCTTACTGGGAGAAATTGAGAAAGTTCCATAATCTATTAATTTATTATCTTCATATACTGACCACCCTGTCACTTTTAATGACTGGTCTAAAGCTAATACTCTCATACTTTTTTCCTATCTAAATATGTCTGTGATGCTTGATAAAATAATTTAGCAAACATAACAACACAGGCTAATTCGTTTATACACTGAGTGTCCGCAATAGTAATGTCAGTATTTTCAAAAGTTCTAATATCTAAATCTCCCTGGATAGAAGTTGATTCTATATCTTTATGACAGAGGTCTGTGTCTATAAATATCACAGTAGGATTTTTATCAGAAAAATCATCATCTAAAGAAATGGTATGTGAAACACCCAAATCACTAATAATGATATCATATTTAGATAAATCATCAATTTGTTCTTTAGATTGATAAATAGTAATAATAGATTTTCTGCGGGAAAGTATCTCAATCAAGGGGGCGCCTGACCGCAAAGAATTACTTAATATAGCCACCTTTTTATCTTTAAAATCTATATCCTCATAATCCAACAATTTAATAGCAGCAGCTTGTCCGCACGGAGCATCTCTATATATTAGTTCTGACTTAGAGGTAATTAAATGACCAACAGATAGAGTGCTTTGACAGTTACAGTCTAACCTACGGGGGATTTGGTCTTTTAATACTTGGTCAACTTCTTTACCAAAAGAAGATAAAAGTATTATACCTGTCATATATTGCATATTTTTATAAGTGTGTATTGCATTTAACGCTTCTACAGAACTGGCCGCGAATGTAGTAAAAACTCTTACCCCATACTGTTTGGATTTTTCTTTAATATTTTGAAGATAGTATAAAGTAGATGAATTAGGGTATTCATTTAAGATTACTCCTAAAGTTACTTTAATATCCATGTTAGGGTTTATTACATAATTCTCCAATCCCGCAATTGCTTTCTGGGGGGTTAGTATTTTCATTTTTAAAATATCTCCTAAATTGAATAAATTATATTAAGACCTCTATAATTATTAAAAAATAGAGGTCAATATAACACTCTAACGCCCAGTACTACCAAAACCACCTCTATTGGGATTATCTAGACTACTAACCTCTTGGAATAGAATAGTAGGTTGATTTTTTTCAATTCTCATTTGACATACCCTGGTTCCCGCGGGGATTGTAATATCTCTAGTAGCGTACCATGGCCACATATAAACATCAGAATCACCATTATATTCATAATCACAAATACCCATAGAATTAGTTTGAATTAGACCATAGCGTTTAAATGTGCTGGACCTTGGTACTACATGACATTCATAACCTTGCGGCAATTGTAAACAGAAGCCTAGATTTGCACAACCATAATCTTCTTTTTTTGCCACCAAGTCTTCGTATAGATAACAATCAATCCAATCTGAACCCTTCTCTTGGCTCATGTGCGCCGCACCTGGCAAATATTTAATTTTAATAACTTTAGTATTATCATCTTCTACTTGAAAACATTTAGGCATAAAATTACTCTCCATCATAATTGTCCGCAACCTTGTCATATAGATTATATGTAATACTTTGGAGCGGTACTTCTGGTTCTTTTACAGCGTTAAATACATATGTATATTTAACACAATATGAAATATCTACAATTTCACCTTTTTCTTTTGTTACTACTTCTTTCCAAGAGAAGGAAGAAAGTGTACACCCTAGCTGTTCGGCATCTTTTTGAATGTTTTTGTGAAATTGTTCAACATCTGACATAGTGGAAAGTAAAATTTCTTGTGTAGACTTAATCAAATATTTTACCATTAATCCTCCTTTAACGTTACATTATTAGTTAATTCTAGTAGACCTTCTTTAATTTTTTCAGTATAACTTTGCGGCCCACAAATAATTGTTTGTTCTATATCATGGTGCTCTAATAGATTCTGAACTGTAGTGAATAATTGTAGATACCAAGTCTCAGAACTATAAACCACATTATCATTATCATCTACAATAGTTAGCTCACATGCCCTTGCAGGACTTGCCGCGATTACTAATTTTTCCATAATCACCTCATTAACAATTTACAAAGAACTCTGAGCAGGGGAATAGATAGTATAGATAAACTTCATTCCCAAACCTTACCCAAAATTCATATTTATCTGAACATTCTTCTGTGGATTTTTCTGCGGCAACAATTGCTCCCCTACTTTTGGCTAGATACATTAGTTCTTCCGCAAAATGTACTGGATTGCCAGAATTATATGTGAAGATGGTATAGTCGTTTTGCTCACGGCAAAGTAACATATATGGCTCTTCTGGCTTATAATTTTCTTCAATCCACTGTGTTAATGTTTTTATAGATTGCTGGAATTCATAATCATTTAAAGCGGGCCTTGTAGCCAACTTTTGTTTAATTAACTCATATAACGTTGTCATATATCTCCTTTTATCTCTACTGTTTTTATATTTATATTATAGCATACATTATTAAAACAGTCAAGGGGAAGTCTTTCGACTTCCCCTATTTTTTTATATATCCAAAAGAACAATATTATCTTCAGTAGTTTCTTTTAGATTAATAATCCTTTGATTGCGGCTGCCCTTGAATGCCAACGTAATATCCTTTTGGTCTATCATAAAAGGCCCATCTACTAAAACATCAATTTTTGAAAGCAATGTTTTTAGTGCGGGTTCATTTTTGAATCTTTTTAATAATTCTTCATATGTATACCCTGTATAGCACCAAAGTTTAATACTAGGCTTAACCGCAATAATCTTTTCAGTTAACTCTAATAACTGTAATATATTTTGCGGTAAAAGAGGTTCACCGCCTAAGTATACTAATGATGATATATATTCTTTTTTAATTAAAGAAATAATTTTTTCCTCTTCTACTGCTGTAAAATCTTTTCCGCCTTGGCAGTCCCAAGTTTCTTTGTTGAAACAACCTTCACAATGCCTGAGACAACCTTGAAAGAATATAGTTATGCTAACACCTTTAGCATTGTTGAAATCTTCTTTATAAATCTTAGCATACCTCAATTCTCATGGCTCCTATTCTATTTCTTTTCCTCTTCCGTGACGATGTCTCTCCGAAACCTCGGCCTGTTTTCCCAGGTTAAACGCTGTTTTATAGTTTCCTGTTAAATCACTTTCGTGGACTATTTCTTGCTCCGTGAAGCAGTCGTGTTTAGTCTCTGCATTTAGATAGATAATGTCATACCCTTCAATATATTTACTTCTTCTTTTTAAACGGTAACGGTAACTTTCTGGCTTACCTCCAAGTATATTTGATAAATATCGTGAAGTTTCCGCGATAGATTCAAAGGTTTTTTCAAAGTTACCTTTAATAATTTTTACTGGCTTCTTGGTTATGCAACGTAAATTTGTATAATGGTTATTGCGGACATTCCCGTCAATGTGCCTTATTTCTAATTCACTATTGTGATTACTTAACCAACATTCAGCAACAATATCGTGAATTATTACTTTAGTTAGTTTGCCTTTAAATTTACAAAATGTAATATAATATCCATCTTTGGAAAACTCAATTTTATTTTGTTTTTTAGATTTTACATTCCTAAAAATCGTACCGTTCTCATTAACTTCATATAGAAAGTTTAATGACTTAATCTTTCTAAACTCAAGGTTTGAATTGGTTTTCATCTCTTGATACCTCTCTAATAATTATTTAATTTCTGACCCTTAGTAGGGTGCCAATTAGAGAAACCCTAGTATCAAACTAGGTTTACGACATTTTAGGGGCATTTCTTTTAGGATAACCCCGTTACCCTGCGGAGTTGCTGAATATTTTCACTCCCGCACATTGGGCAATTATCATTAAATTCTCCTGTATACCCGCACTCTAAGCAAGTATCGTTAGGAACATTAATTGCAAAGTATGGAACATCTTTATCCATAGCATAATTTACTAACGTTTCCAGACCTTCCAAATTATTCTTTACACTACCATCTAATTCTACATAAAGAATACAACCAGCTGAAGAATAACTATCTAGCTGTGATTCAATATCAATTTTATCAAATGCTGAAATTTCATGCCATACTGGAACGTGTACTGAATTTGTAAAATATTCTCTATCAGATACATTCTTAATAACACCATATTTCTTTTTAAACTTTTTCATCGCGGTGTAGGCTAAATTCTCGGCAGGTGTAAAGTACACCCCAAAATTAAGTTTATATTGTTGTTTAAATTCGTTACATCTATCTTTAAACAGTTGTTCAATTTGTTTAGCTAGATTCATTCCTTCCTCTGTAGTGTGGTCTTTACCAATTAGAATTTGTAGTGTTTCAGCAAGCCCGATTTGCATTAAATACCTTTTCTTTCAAAAAGGATTAGACTATACCATAAATTGATTATTTATCAATTTTGCCCATTATAGTCGTTGAACGTCTCTCCGTTCTGGAGATTTCGCTGCGTCTGGTTTCCCAATTCCAAATGATTTTACCATACCTTGGTCGCTAACCTCGCCGCCTAAGTATTCCTACATAGGTTTGGTTATTTGGACTCTAAGGGGGTCCCCGCAATTTAGAGCATTTAAAGTGGGCCAATATATCGGTTGTTAACCCACCGCAAGTGTCCCATGACGTAATGCCGACCTAATTCCTTCTTCTGGAATATATCCCGCCATGATATTATTTTCATACATGAACTTTGCACTTTCTGCTGGCTGAGAACAAATATATTCATATCGCTCTAGCAACATATCTTTTGCTTCATGTATTTTTTTATCCAATAGTCGCATAAATTTATCAATTTCACCGTTGGCTTCCATGGCCAAGGTTGGCATGATAATTGTTACAGGGCAAATATTTCCGCGACCATCTTTTAATTGCCCAAAGCCATTAATGTCATATCCATTTGCGGTTCTACACATGTTTGTCCAATGTCACCATTGGCACTGACTATATCTTCATTCTATTTATTTTATAAATAGAGTTGTCTTCCGCTTCGGTTTTCAAGTGCTTCGTTTCCTAAAACACTGGTGGTGCTTATCTCCACCCCTACTCCCATACATTCATCAGGGATAGTCGATACACTTTATTCATCATAATATTCAAAAATCCATCGTTTCTTAAAAGGACTTTTTACTTGCCCATTTAGTCTTGTTGTAATAGAAGTTTTTCCATTTTTAATTCCGCAAGCCTTAGCACAGCTAATAACAGTATCAAATATTTCTACTTCGTTTGTAATGATATTTATTCTTTTTATTTTTCGTGCCATAGGATTTTTAGACCCTAATTTGGTTTGTCTAATTTTTTCTTTAATAACTTCCATTTTTTCTTCGGTCTTTGATTGATACGTATTTCCTCCACATTTTGAAATCGCATCAGTTTCATTATATCCATCTTCAATTGAATTATAATATTGAATCCAATACTGTTCTTTTTTGTTTAATTCATCTTGTGTTTGAGCAGAATCTATTTCTTTAATAATAAAGCTATCTTTCCCGTATTTTCTAATTGCTCTTGCAAAATGAGTATCTAATATATTGTTTAAAGCATCATTCATATGCCTACGAAAACGTTGCTCTATTGGTCTAATTGTTTGACCAATATATACTTTATTGTTTTGAATGTTTGTTATCTTGTATATCCACATAAGCCTTTCTCCTTATTATGAATATTATGATGAATCTTAGCACGGTCTCATCTTATAAATCAAACCATTTTATAAGACCTAACCGTTAGCCTCTCATTAGAGACACCCTCTAGCGAGGTTCAAAAGATTTTAAATGAGCTGTAGTTTACACTTACCCATTGTTGAGAAATATGTTCGTGGGTCATTAATATCATAACCCTCGTTACCGCTCCAATTAGTATTACAATAATTTGGATATAACCTTTTTGCTGTAGATTTCAATGCTAACTGGAATAAATCATAGTTTGGGTCACCTGGTTTTCTATTGACCCCTTTCATGCATTGAAAAATTGAACAAGGAAAAACACTTGTTTTTCTTAATTTACCTAATCCTTCAATAGACACTTCAAGTAGTGCTTTAATTACCATTCTACCTTCTGGCTTTGTACATGTGCCAAAATTGATAGAGGTAAAAGGCAGTTGCTTTTGTTACCGCAAAGGCTTTTTATCCTTTACTTCTTATAGTTTCCTATAAGTTCAGCGTACATTTTCACCCTCAGCTTCGCCTGTTAGGGGTTGAGCACTCTTGGGTAGATTATATTTATTCACTACCTACGCGTTACGGTGACAAATAGCCTTTCGCAATCTATTTGTTTACCTCGGTATTACCATATCTTTTGTTAAAGACTTAGGGTTTACCGATTTTGCTCAATTTTTTACTAGAGATTTCGCTCTAGGGAAACCAATTTTAATTTCCTGACCTACTTTGAAGTGTGTTACATGTATATTCACATAAGGTCGCTAATCTTATGCAGTTCTCTTATGAACTTCTTTATGTCACCATAAAGATTAGACTATATCTTCACCCTCTTTTGAGGGGGCTATCGTTTCAAGTCGCTTGACTCTACTCCCCGTTTTATAGGGATAGTCGTTAGGCATTTATAAATATTATTAATATTTAATTTAGCACGGGATTGTCTTTGCTAAGAGTTTCCCCGTTTAGATAGCTATGTTCTAAACATTACTGTTTAGTCACCCTAACAATTAAGGTTGTGGAAAAGGCCCTCTGCGCCTTGTTTTACTTCCTGTTCAGTTTTATCTAAAGCATATTTATATACTTTTTGATTATTAGTATATTTTTCATCATCAATTGATAATGAATCATTTAAATATTGCGGCATATCTTCTTCCGCAATATATTTTAAACCATCTTTATAATGTTTATAAAATGATTTCCTTACATATGGAACCATTGTCCAATCTAAATGCGTAGCTGAGACGCCACCAAACTCCTGCAAACTTTGAAGTTGCATAATAACTGCGATTAACTGAAAAGCAGTGTTCACAGAATTTGCAGGTCGAACATCTGTTTGCCTAGTATTGAATCCATTGGCCAATAAGTCATCAAAAGGAATCGACATACAATTGTGCTCTCCAATTGCGAAGCTGTCTAAATCCGCTGACTCCTATATTTCTATAGGTACTGACTATCTCTTCATCTTGTATTTAAGATGCCATGCACTTCGAGTGGTGCTAATCTCCACTCTACAAGGCTACACTCATCACCTTTAGTCGATACACCTTTTTATTTTCAAAAATAAACTTGGCTCGGTATTGCCATATCCCTTGCGGGACTTAGGGTCTCTTACTCATATTGATATTACTATCTTCTGAACCGATAGCTAAAATAAAATTTTAACACCTCTTTTGCTTGAGTTCACATGGTCCACTAATATTATCACTAATATTAGGCACAATTTAAATCATGAATATAAATTTCATTGTTGAGATGATTATCTCTTGCCATCTTAGACATGCAATGATTCAATGCATAATTTTTCATCACAATATTACTAGCTTCACCTTTGCGGCCACCAAAAGACATTTCGTCTATATTGGCATTTTGATTTTCAATATTAGTTCCAAGAATTTTCTTTTCAATTTCATATTCTTGTTTGTTGATACGTTCTTTTTCACGGTCATATCTGTATCTAGTATATTCTCTACCTTCTTCAGAATAGCCATTACACCAAAGAACTTCTTCAACGATATCTTGGATATCTTCTACCGAAACTTCTTCACCAACTAAACTGGCTTCAATTTCTTTGATGATTCCTTCATTATCAAATTCTTCCCCAAATTCTGAGAAAGCCTTGGAGATAGCAATTTTAATTCTATTAGAATCATAATCTTGGTAATCTCCGTTACGCTTAATTACTTTTTTTACCATAGGCATTCTCCTGTTCTATTAAAATATTTTATTGTAACTTATATAAAATTTGTAGCACCTAAATTATTTATTTTGTCCCAAGTATTTCAATAATTTTTATACATCTTTCCTTTATACTTCCTTCCTTAATAACCAAATCTACATCTATTCCAAGAGAGTTAAAATGTTTAAAGTCTTTCCAGTCAGTAAACAATCGCCGCAAATATTCTAGCTTAAATTTATTTTCTCTGCGGACAGACCTTTTTAACCTCTCTAAGGTTTTATTTTCTAAAATTACTACATAAATATCATAATCATTTTTATATTTTAATAAATTAACTATGCCTTCGGGATTAAATACACCTATATTAATATCATATTTAATAGCTGTAGCTGGCGTACCATAATACCAGCCCCTAAATTTACTCCATTCCAAATATTTATTATCTTTTATTTTATTAATAAAATTATAACATGAAATAAAGTTATAGTCAACACCTTTTTTTTCGCAGTCTCTGGGTGGGCGGGAAGTATCACTTACCAGCCCACCAGCATTATAACCAACAGAAGAGAGTAAAGAACAAAGTTCGCGGGCGGTAGAATCTTTACCACTACTGCTTTTCCCGCAAATAGCTATGATAGTTGGTTTGTTCATTTTACTCTCCTTCATTACTCCGCAAATAAATAGTATCAATTAAACCATTATTATATATCTTGGTAATTTTTTCACAGCCATGATGTTTAGACTTTTTATAGGTCTTGGAAACAAACTGTCCACTTCTTTTAAAGCCATTAACTGTAATCAAACTACCTTTTATAAACCATGAATTATCAATCATTTTCTTAGTGCCATCTGGTTGAACTTCACTAATCCTTCTATTCAACCTAGCATAGTTATCTCTAGTAAATTTAATATTTACAACACCACTACCAACAGTCAATAAACTAACCATAGACTTAGCATCATCTTTAGCAATTACCGTGCCGCAAATTCTGTGTGTCTTATATGTAGAATATTCTTTGCCATTGCGTCTAAATGTATATTCTACTTCTGGTTCATCTGGAAGGTCTTTATATTCTACCAAATCATTATTAATCATGTCAACATTTTTTAATTCATGTTCATGATAATAATATCCTAAGGATTCCATTTCCCAAGTAGAAATATTGCCACCAGCATTTTTCTCCCAACACTCTTGGAATATAGAATTATTTAGTTTTTCCAAAAGGGCAGAATTATGTTTAGTAATATATTCTTTCGCGGGCAACATCATTTTATCATATTGTTTCTTCCAGTCATTTTCTGCAATAGTTAAAATTCCATCTTCGTTTGGTGTTAGTAAATCTATATCAAAATATTGTTCATAGAAATCTAAATATTTCCATTTATTATTATGAACTAATAACTTACCATTTTTCTTACAATTCTTTTTGAACATTTTATTAAACCTAAATGTTCTAATTTGTAGTGATAGTGTTTGCGGCAAAATATTATGTTCTACCAACGCCGCAAAATTTTGCATTGTAATTCTTTTCTTTGGTTCGCAAATAGACCAAATATATTCTTTCATTATCTCTTGGCGGTCATTGAATTGGTCAAAAGCACCGCTTTTAATTAATGATAGCATAACTGTTTTGTTACATTTTACCTTACTCATAAAATCTTGTAAAGATGTATATGGACGATTATTGATAATTTCAGAAGTAATATTATTATTTAATCCCTGTAAACCACCAATTCCATAATAAATTTTATTATTTTCAACATCAGGAGTAAATGATAAACCTGATAAATTAATATCAATTGGATATACCTTAGTAGATGTTGTAGAAACAATTTTATTTACTGAAATACTGATTTTATCATAATTAGTGGTTTTATCTTCAATGTTTTCAATTGTGCCACTGTCTACAATCAGGTTCGCGCAATCCCAAAAAATAATAGGAAATTTATAAGCTAAATTCATTTCTTGTAAGGCGATTAATGAATAAGCTAAAGTGTGAGATAAATTAACATATACTCCGTTATTTCTAACGGTACTGACTATTTCTTACGCTTCCGCGCTCTGCCGTTTCCCAGTATGTATCAATAATACCAGTACTCCCTTTCCGAGGGATAGTCGATACAGCTTCTATTGTTTAACCACAATAGCTTGCCACGAGATTACCTTGCCGGTAGGTTTAGGCTTCCTCGTTAGCTATCTTTAAAGATAACCCTGCTGATAAGCAGAAAGACAGATAAGGGCCAGACTATCTCTTACCCATAACCACGTGAAGTATATACACAAACATACCATACATATTCACATAGTTTCTTACTTAAACCTTTTTCTTTTACAGTATCAAAATACTGTTTTTCTAATTTTTTAAATTGTTCCGGTGCCTTCTTAGCGATGGCTTTTCTAAGAGAATCCGCGAAGTTAAGGTCAAAACCTCCGCATTCTGGAATTTGAACCAATTGCATAAATCTTTCCTGAGATTCACACATGCCATATGAAATTCCTAGAACATCTTTTAATAGTTCTTGTTCTTCTTTGGTTAATCCATAATCTTTCATTTCTTTATACCAAAGACTAATATCATTTTTAAATCTAGCATATTTGTTTAAGGGCTGCTCACCGCCCTTTTCTTGAGCCATCAATCTGATAATAGAATTAAGTGTTGCCAAGTCATCTACAGAAGCTGGGTGGGTTAATTCAATTCCTTGTACTCCACTAGGTTTTTCCATTTGGAATAATGATTGGATTTTATGTTCCCATACCATTTTCCACATTTCCAAATCTTCACGCTCTATATTATAAATTCCAATAGCATGTTCATATGTTTCTCTTAGTGTAGGATATTCTTTAATATATCCATATTTACACAATAACTCTAAACATACCTGAATTTTATCCGCAGCTTCTACAGAAAGTGCATCAACCTTAATAAGACTCATTTTTTCAGCATCATGAAGGTCAAATTGTGTAATAACAGTACCATCAGGCGCAGTCATTAGCCCTGAAGTTTCTGTGAAGTCTTCATCCACAACAATCAGGCCCCCGGCATGGATACCAATCCTACAAATTACACCCTCTATCTTTTGGGCTACTTGCCATAATTGCGGGTAATCCTCCATAACCTTTTTAAATTCAGCTATTGGTTTATATCCATTTTCCTTATCACCATAGTAACACTGGTTCAACGTTCTAGTAATTCCTCTATCAGAAGGGATTAAAGAACATATGTATTGCGCAGTATCATTATCTATATTTAACCCTCTTGCCGCGCTCAAAATTGCACTTTTGGATTTTTCAGTACCGATAGTTAAAACATTAGCAACTCTATTTTCTCCATATACTTCTCTAAATTTTCTCAAAACTTTTCCTCGGCGAAGACCTGAGATGTCAAAATCAACCTTTGCTACCCTCGGTTTCCCGATATTTATTAGGGGAATAGACTATACCATTAACCCTTAGGTTATCTCTTGGTAGTCGTTGCGAGCTTACCATATTTATAAAAACTTAGGTCTGTCTCTCAGGATTATCCAATTCTTACTCTTGTTACTATACCTTAATAATTAGTTAAGCCACATTTTGATTTCTCTAATGCTTAGTAAGTAAGACTCTAAGGACTTTCCCTGATATTCGAGATTTTACCTTACACCTTCCAATATAAGGGGACTATCAAAAACTTCTTTTGTTAATCCAATACAGATACACGTTCAGGATTCAAAAATCGCCATGAAAAGGTTTGAGTTTTTTCTCTAAGAGGATTAATTTGTGTAATACCTAAAATATATAAAATTAAAAAGCCTACACCGCTGCCACGGCCTGCTAAAACCAGGCTTCCAGCGTCCCAACAAATATCAATCATTTTTTGTAGATTTAAAAAGTAAGCACTCCAATGTGCTTTATTTACGTTTGAACTATCCCAAATAGATTGTATTTCTATGTTCAATTCATTATAACACTTTTGGTTCTTTAATCCTTCTTTTTCTTCAATCCCTTGAATGATTAACTTAGCCAATAGTGTATCACCTTTGTAATCTGAATTTAATAATAATTCAAGATTAGGAATTTGCGGCACATATTTTTTTACGTCTTCAATTGAAATATATGAATCTTTCCAGATTAGTTCAGGTATTCTAAGTGGCTTTTTTAAACTATAATCTTCGCACATCTCCGTGATGTTATTGATATTTTTATATGCTTCTTGTAATTGTTCTTGAGTAAAATATGAAAAATAAGACTCTAGTTCTTCTGTACCCATTAAATATGTAGTATCATAAAATTCAGCTACTTCTCTCTCACCATCTTGTGAATGAAGATACGCTGCATGAGTTGACTTATCTTCTTTGCTTTGATAGTGGGCATCACATGTAATAATATATGGAATATCTAGCAGCTTAGACAAAGCAATTAAACTTTGATTCACATACTTTTGGTCAGGATTATTAGATGGTTGCATTTCTAAATAAAAATGATTTTCTCCAAATAGCTTCTTCATGCTCTTAAGCCAATTAATGATTTGATTCTTATGCTCAATATTTTGGGTATCTCTATATTTCAAAATAGTTGTTGGAACATATCCGCCTAAGCATGCTGTACTTCCAATAACATGTCCCCGGTTTTTACAAATAATATCTTTTAAATCTTGATAATAAGTAGGAACTCTTTTAAGACCCTTAGAAGTGTAAGACCTAAGCCATGCTCTAGTGGATAATTCCCTTAGCTGTTTATGTCCCTCAGCATCTTTTGCCAATAGAATAAAGTGAAAATATTTGTCTTCATCAGTAACAAAATTTTCTTGATTTAATCCATCTCTGGTTAAATAAATTTCATTACCCCTAATAACCTTAAAGTCAGGATATTCTTGCTTTCTTGTTTCATACGCTTCTTCAATTTTAATAGCGTTACTAACCGTTTCATGCTCTGTATAAGCAATAACTTTATGGCCTAATTTAATTGCATAATCCATTAAATCTTCAACTTTATTAATAGAATCTTTTAATCGAAAATTACTATAGTCAGTATGGTTATGCAAACTTCCAGGATAGTTCAATTTAATCACTTTCCTTCCTTTTTATCAATATAAATATATTATATCATAAAAAGGGGACACTGTCAAGAAACAATGTCCCACAATATTCAATTTTACCAAAGAAAAGTATATTTAAATCATATGCAGAGGTTCAACAATGGTGCTGATTACTACAGATTCACGCCCTCGTTTGTAGGCCCTAGAAATTAAGTTAGTAACTTCTTTTTCATACCAAGAAGCAGATTGGTCACCGTCATATCCTATTAAAGAACAAAGAGTGTGGGCATCTTCACCAATTTTTTCTAAAGAATCATATTCTGTAAAAGTATATTGCGGAGGTCCCTCTAAAGAGACATCTGGGTCTACCCAATCTGTAAAGCAATAATTATTTTGATAAAGCCTACACTGACCATGTTTGTTAAAACTAATTTCATTTACCACACCATATTTATTGACTTCACTGCACCCTTTACTAGGATTAAATTTATCACCATATTTAACTCTTTCACCGTTGTTAAATTTTACATTTTCAAAAAGCATTTTTTCTTTTCCTTTTCTACTGTACGCCAATCAATCCTTCGCCCGCAAGTAGGGCAGTAATTATAAACATAATCTAGCTCTTCTTCACACTTGGAGCAATAATATCCTGGAATACCATATCTATTATCACCTACTGGTGTGGTAAATTTTTGTTCTACATACGAAAGTCTATCTTGACTTATCATATTTAATCCTAGCAATAGTAAAGCCTAAATTACCAATCGCGGCAACTAAAGCTATAATACTTAATACTAAAGTAAGCATTTTTTCTCTCTTTCTTTCACATATGGAAAATTTTCTAAAATTAAATTATATACTTTTGCAAGACATTGTGAGCATAAATCATCTTCACCTATGTTTATTTTATTCATAATAGTCCCATTAAGTGTAACATAAGGTGTACCATTTAACTCTGCCCCGCAAAAGTCACATTTATATTTATTAATTTTCATAGTACCTTCTTTATATATCAGTGAAAAGGTTCAGGATTGTTCTTCCAAGAATCGGCATAATCTTCTTCTTTAATTTTATTAAGTAGTGTGGCATGATTAATAAGTGTAGTTGCTTCATCTACAACTTTATTCCATTTTTTATTGTTTACCCCAGATTGAATATTTTTAATATCATCGTTAATCAGTTCTTTAAAAGTGTTTTCAATTTCTTGAATGGTGCTCGCTTTCATTATTACTCCTTTACTGATTCACACACAAAATCCGCAACAAATTCTACAACTTTATTCAAACACTTATCACAAAGTTCATAATCGTATATTTTACTTCTGCATTCTAATGGATATCCACATTCTAGCTTAAAACCTCCGTGCGGTTTCATCTTTTTGTCTATTTTATTTCCGCAAACATCACATGTAAAATAAGTTACTTTAGCCATTATTATTCCTTCTCTCTATAACGCTCTTCTGTAATTAAAACCTTATTGCAAGAACCTTCTGGATTACAGCAAGCTCCTCTCCAATTATAATTATTACATTCTAAGCAAGCATCATGACCTCCTACATAATATTTAGTATCATATTCATCACAATCACTAAAAATAGGAAAATACCCTGAGCAAGCGGGACATTGTACTTCAATATACTTTCGTTTAAAAACAAAATCTACAAAACTAATATCTCCAAAATCTTCAGCTGTGGGTCGCAAATATTCTTCGCAATATGGGCAAACCAAATCTAGTTTATCAACATTTTGTGAGACTTTCATGTTTTACCTTTCTCTCTTTGATATAAATATATTATATCATAAAATTTGAAGTTCGTCAACAATGAAAATCATAACTATCTTTGCGGCTCAAAAATTCTTCACTATTTAACCAATTAACTTCATTATTATAAATTTCACCAGCAACATCAAATAAATCTACCGCTCTGGTATTATTATCTGAATCAAAAGTTTGTACACTTCCATCTTTATATCTTACATCAATAACTTCATCGCCAGAAATTACATATCTAGTGATTGTTTTAATGTTATCTAAATCACCAATATCATATTCAATCTTATCATTATTGTAGTTAAGAAGTGTAATTTTCATATTAGACTCTTTCATTCCATGCTTTAACTAATTTATCAGTATCCATAGTCTTCGACCCATAGAGGGGACAATCATCATTTAACTTCACATGTCTAATAAAAGATGTTGAAGTTCCATCCATATAAAGCGCATTCATGTCTAATTTAACGGGTTCACCGCAAAATGGACAAGGCTTTAGATTATATTTATTCATTTATTGCGTCTCCATCTTCTGATAATTCCTGGAGTAAATTCATATATTGTTCACCATCAAAATTCTTGTCTAAACTAGCCGCCATTGCGGCCATTATATTTTTAGCTGATTCTTCAGTAATAATCATTGGCTCTAAACAATTTATAGCACTATACCTAAGAACCCACATATCTTTGCTAGGGAAATACTCCAAAGCATAAACATTCTCAATATTAACAAATGTTTCAATTGGTTCTTTATCAACTACATTAATTTTAATCCAACAAGTTCCCATTACAACTCCTTAAATATTCCCCGCAGTAGGGGCAATAGTCAATATAAAGATGAGCTGATATATCTATTTTTTCATCATCAGATTCTTTATAAATCCCTAGTATAGGAAATTCATCTGCTATACAAATATCAATATCTTGCGGCAAATTATTACATTTATGAAAAATAGTATCAGTCATTAATATCATTCTCTTTTACTTTTTTAAATTCATAACACTCAGGAAGTTCCCAATAGACGTCATTTTTTCCTGACCTGCCATAAATATTCCAACAATCATCGTCATATGTTAGAGCGTCTACTCTAATCACTCTACCATCAGTATATGAATAAATATAATCATCAACTTCTATTGGTTGACCATCTGTATAGTGTGGTTTGCGGAGATACCTTTTTTCAAACCAATCTTGTTTAGTTTCTTTAGAAATATGATAATTCCAGTACTCCTCTATGTCCCACAGTATTATATCTCCGTCATTCTTAAATCTAATAATATTAGAACCCTCTTCATAAAATTTCCGCAAACGGTTTAGAAGACTAAGTGTTTTTTCTTGTTCATATTTATCTTCAGAACATGTTTTACCAATTAACTTACAATAGTCTTGCGGAGATAACAGAGCATCTGAATATATATCCTGTATTGAATCACCAAAGCTAAATCCTGGTTGTTCCATTTCTCACCTCTTAACCTTAGTACGCATATCTAAATGGAAAGAATCTACATACATTGAATATTTAGTAAAACAATATGGACACATTCCGTCCATTGTTACATCACCAATTAAAAAATCTTCAACAGAAACATCATCAGAGACGTCCTCAAGATGTACATATAGCCCCTTGCCGCAGCTTGGACATTTATAATCATACTCTCTACTCATTATTAGACTCGCTTTCATTAACTTTACGAATGCGTTCAATCAAATCATATATAATAGCTTCATCGCATGAATCTACGCCATAATAATCACCGGGTTTTTGACCATTAATCTTACGCGGACAATTTTCACAATCTTTATCTCCGCAACGAAAATAATCTTCAAAATGACTAGTATTATACATGGCGTCTTTTATAATATCTTCTAAAGTCTCAGGCTTTTTATATCGCTCAAACGGTTCATCTATGCATTTATCAACCGGAACATGATGAGTTGCTCCTTCGTCTCTAAGAGCATCAAGTATTACATGCACCTTTCCATCAATGTCTTTTTGGATAAAATAATCACAAACCGTTACTGCTTTTCCATCGTTAGCCACAACTTTATCACCAATTTCTACTGGCGTTCCATCACTATAATGAGGTAGTCGCACATAATGATTATAAAACCATTTAGTTGCTACATCACCCTCAAGAGGCGTTCCATCATTATTAAAATACACAATGGACATATTTATCCTTTCTCCTCAAAAATATTATATCAATTACATCTTCTATTTAGTCTTGAAAATACAACCAAACAATAAAAATTATAGATAAAAATAGTCCAATTAATTGACCAATCATATAATATGTTAATATAATGCTTAATTCATTCATAACGCCGTTCACCTTAATCCCACTCTATATCATCACAAAAATTATTCTGCGGATAATTTATAGGAAATTCCATACCTTCTACCCAAAGATAACAAGGTGGGTAACCTTCAGTTAAAGGTAATACTGTTTTAATGCCATTTTCTTCCACGACCCATACACTATTATATTCAATAAATGAATATAGAGAATGTTCACAACAACGGCAATCTTCCATTAGCCAGATTAATCTATCTGCTAAACTTACTTCATCTATATTATATGTTTTCCCTTTATATTTAAAATGAGTTGCGGTCGGCTCTTTAACTGTTACTACCTTACCTTCATGCCAATATTCATCATATTTACCAGATTCATAAATTCTATTAAAGATATTTACTGGTGCATCTTCGGGAAAACACAAAACATCTGTAGGGTCTACATTAAAAGTTTTGACAAAATCACTTTCAGAAATTTTTTGGTCTGTAATTCTATCAAATTCTCCTCCCCACTCTGCGTTCACACCTGTACATGCTTCTTCCATTAAATCTAAATAAAGTTTCTTAGTGTCAAGAATATATTGTGTAACAGTTGCCACGATTTACTCCTCAAGCTTAATCCCGCAATTTGGACAATAGTTTGGTTTAAATTCATAAATAGTATCTAAATCAAGTTTAAAACAATCATCTAGTTCTTGAATATCAACCCTACCAATGTGAAATGCTTTGCCGCAATGGCAACAATATACACAATCTACTGGGTCATAATCATATGCATCAAAAGGTTCATCAAAATAATTAACCCTATTTTTACACCAAACATTTAGTCCGCATCTGTTACAAATATCAATATTTGGTTTAGTATCATAATATTCACAAGGTGCTTTAATTTCAGACATTTTAATTCCTTTCTTTTATATAAATATTATAACACAAATTATGTATATCGTCAACAATTATTTTAAAACTCAAATGCAATTCCGTCTGAGGTTATTGCAGCTTTTATGTTTTCAGTTTCTGAGATTCGCTTCGCGCCACTAGTATAAAAATGGAACATAGTTTTACAATGTCGGCATCGTACTTCAATGTCGTGAATATAATCAGGAATAAGCTTTACTTCACCGCAGGTAGGGCAAATACACAAATAATATTCTGGTTTAACTGCTATAATTCCATTATAATAATTTTCTGGTTCAGTCAATGTTGTTTTACTATTATCCATATCAACTCCTAAAATACTTTATCATTAAGAACATACCACTTTTTTCTTGCGGTCGCTCTAGCTTTTCTTTCATCGCCATCAAATTCATCTAAATAACCCTTTAATTCTTCTTCTATCCAATCAGGATACCAGAAATCTCCAGGTTCTCTTCTCTTAAAATGAATACAATTAGTGGGTAATTTCTCTGATACTCTACGCACACTATACATACATGAACCAAAAGGAAAATGCCTATAATGGGTATCATCATAATAAAAATGAACACAATCGCCGCACTTATTTGGTGAAGCTAAATTACATATATGACAAGGTTTACCATAAACAAAAGGACAATCATTAATTGTTTTCATTTTAAGAGTGGACTTGCCATTCTTAGAATTAAGATGCGGGCAAGCCCAACTCCCTGATGTTTTATATTTCAATTCCATATTTGTCTCCTTTTTCTTTATACTAATAATTATAGCATAATTTTAGGAGACTGACAAGACAAAATTTATGCCTTAAATAATTTTTCTATTCTTTTGGTTCCGTTCTTCCTATTGGCATCTAATGTAATTGTGATTTCTTGTTCCCATATACATTCAAAATCATCAGGCATATTATATTCTGAAATCAAAACTATATTATCTTTTGCCTGTTCTTTGCACCAAGAGTAAAATCTTTCATAAGGAAACTGTTCAGTTTTATATTTAGTAGTTCCTTTATATGGAGGGTCACAATAAATCACACTACCTTTTGGAACAATAATATCTTCAAAATTAGAACAATTAAATTCTATGTTTTGAAGGTTGGGTGCTTGCTTAATAATATTTCTAATCATTTCAGAAGTTCTATCTCTACCATTCCTTTTATAATGCCCCGCGAACCCTCCAAAATATTTACTACCAAAACTGGCGCAAAATCCTATTAAACCTACATACCAATCTGGATAATTTTCTCTATTATTTTTTACTAAATCATATTCTTCCTTAGTAATGTTTTGCGGCAAATCATCAGTTGTTTCTGCTACATGCTTTAATAGAGCCACTAGTTGTGGGTGGATATCATAATAATATTTTTTATCGAAGTTTATACTATCTATGACATTTCCGCCCCCCCCCATCGGTTCTATATAAGCTGTAGTATTAGGTGTAATATATGACTCTATAATTGGAATAATATATTTTTTAATCCTACGCTTGCTTCCGATATATACCATTTAATCTCACTTTCTAAAAAACCCATTCTGTCTTTAATTCAAACTCTTCAATAATTCCTTGCGGAGAAATGTTACCATTCCATTCATTCTTTTGTGGTTTAATCACACATGTTAAGACTTGATTAGGTTGTGTAAACATTTCATATTCTTCCCAACTAGATTTAAATTTAATTAAAGATAAATATCCAATTTGTATTTTCAATGTAGGATTTTTATCTGCACTCATTAATGTTACACTATTGGCTGGAATAATAATATCTTTCAATCCTATAAGACTTTCAGGAATACCCTGTCCAAAAATGTTCAATTGTGCTAAATCTAATACTATGGAATTATCAATTTGTTTGTTATCCCAAATATAATCAACCCAGTAGATAGGTTCAGTTGAAACATCTTTATAGATATTATTCATTTTATCTATAAAAGGTTGAATATTTGCGGGGACCAGAGCAGTGCCGAATGCGCCTTGATGCAGTTATCTTCTAATTTCTTAGAAGGCTGGACTATCTCTTACTTATAAATAATAAGTACACCCTTTTCCAACTATGTATCAATAATAGTTGTACTTCCATCTCTGGAATAGTCTCTACAGGATTATTACACCTAGTGTAAATTTCCCACGGGATTACCTTGCCAATAGGTTTAGGCTTCCCCGTTAGCTCTAAGATTTATATCTTAAAACCCCGCTGATAAACGGAAAAGGTATATGTGGGCCACTAATTGACCCTCGGCATATTCAGTTAACTCTGTATCCCTACAAACATCTTTAAAGTCTTGAATCTCTGACATAGAATAATTTCTACCAGAGCCAGAATAATTACCAGAATCATCTTCTGATAATACCAAAACTGGTCTTTGATACTTGGCTTGCAATTTATTCGCGGCAAGACCTTTGATAGAACTTGGAATACTATTTTTTTCACAGGTGAAAACTAAAACAGAATTGTCTAATAAATTTTCATCTTGAATTTTTTCTTCCAAAATCTCCATTGCCGCATCTTGGAATTGTGTTTGTCTGCGCTTAATTCTTTCTACCAAAGTAACACCTTCAACCCACACCGGAACACACAATCCCTTTTCACCTCTCTTGGAAGATTCTACATAACCAAAAGGAAGTTCAAGGAATGCTTGGAACACTAATTCCTTTTCTTCCATTGTGCCACTGCGACAAACAGCATTGATAAAAGGAGTAATACTAAATGAAGAACTAAGATAATTTAACCCATTTCTTTTGGCCATAATATATTCATTTTTATTGGCTAACATAATCAAAAAAGCGTTTCTTAATTTGTCTACATCACTTAATCCTAGATTAACTAATGCTCTAATTTCTAGTTCCCTATAATCAGCCATGTCCCCGCAATTACCCAAAGCACACAAATCTAAATAATTATTTGCTTTTGGATTACTTTTGTTATAAATATCATCAAAGGCTCTACAAAATTGCCAAGTGACACCTGCACCAGTGATTGATTTATTTGGGTAGTTGTCTGTTTGCGGGTTTACTATAATGCTTTCTGGAATTTTTATTCCAGATTCATGGTGGTCAAGCGTAATGACCATTCCGCCATCACTGTAAATAATTTTATGTTCCTCTAAATCATTACTGGCACTGTCAGGACAAACCACTAAATATTCTTCGGTTTTATCCATTTCTAAAATTTGGTCAATAACATCACTCAAACCATGTTGTTTACCTTCATGATGTAGCCACCTAATTTTATGTTCGCAATAATCAGGAAAATAATTATCTAAATAATTAATGAAAATAGATGCTGAAGTATATCCATCTAGGTCACAGTCAACTACTACAATAATATCATTATCTTTAATGATAGTTTCATATACCTTATATACAGCATCTTCAATATTATCCAATAGATTCCAATCATTTATTTGCGGCCAACCTGCATTTAGCCAAGTTTCAATTTGGTCTTGAGGAATACCTCGCCCGCACAACACCTGCTCTACTGGAGTATCATATAATTCTTCAGTATATTTCTTTAATTTCAATCTATCACCTCCCTATAATATAATTCTATTCTTAAATAGATATTCAAAAATTTCAGGACTATTTGAATCTAAAGGATTTTGTTTATATCCTGTTAATCCCTCTTTATCAAACATAATACTAATGTTGGCTTCACTTTTATATTTTTCATTTAGCTTCATTAGTCTATTGACAACTCTATAGTAATTATCATCGCCAACTTCTTCAAAGTCTCTGTCAAATGCAATAACTACTTCTTTAGCACCACTATCCAATAGAAGTTGGAATTGATACCTAGACAAATTATTGCCGCAACATGCAACTGAAATATTATTTTCAATACCAAACATCGTCATGTACTGCAAACAAAACTTTTCAGATTCCGCTACAATTACCGTCCCATAATCTTTAATTTTATCTTTAGATTTATTTAGTCCAAAGTCAACAAAAGAAAGTGGGTGTTGATATGACTTCCCACTAATTCTTGCGGGACGATATTTACCATAAATTTCATCTTCTTGGATTAAAGTTCTTTGTCTAATTCCCACCAATCTATTGTTTTCATCATAGTGCGGGATAATAATACTACCATTTAAAGGATTATATCTAATGTTCATATAATCACAAACTTCTTTAGATATTCCTTCTTTTTCCCAAGGTAAAATTCTAGGTTGCGGGAAATATCTAATTATATTATCATCTATTTGCGGCAAAAGAACTTTATTATTTTCTCTAGGTTCTAATTGATTAATTTCATTATATCGCCTAAATAAATCTATATCAGGATTAACTGAATAATCATTTTCCGCATCGTCTAATTTCCATTGTAAATTTAGAAAATTAACTATATAAATAATAGCTTGATTCAAATCTACATTCTGTACTTTGCGGACTAACTCAAAAATATCAAAGCTATCTCCGCAATGTGTGAAACATGTAAATCTTTGACTGTTGCTATAATAATATAGTTTATTGCTGGCTGAATCTAATTCTTCTAAAGAATTGTGACAGATGGTTTTACATGTAATAAAACCTCCATGGTCTACTGGCTCAGCCTGGAGGTGTTCAAGCAATAAAAACACATCTTCATCAGTAATCAATTCTTTTACTTCATCTATATTATACACTTAACACCTCCTTAATCTTCTATTTTTACCAAATTATATTTATAATCTGTAAGAAATAAACTTTCAAATCTACAGATACCTTTATCTAAATATCCCCACATATAACATTTATTAATGCTACCTCTGCGGTTCTTATAAATACTAATTTTTACATTGGGAATTTTGCAATCTAACTGTTTACAAACTTCTGTGACCGTCTCTATATCCTCCATCGTTGCATCTAGTAAAATTTCTCCAACATCAATCTTCGCTACTACCTTATATTTCTACAAGGGCTAGACTATATCTTTACCATACTTAATACTAAGGTTAGGTAGTCCGTACTTCGGATGATTAATCCTACTCCCTGGCGGGATAGTCGTTGAACCTTCTTCTCCCGTTGAAGAAGCTCGGCTGCTGATTGCCCAATCTTTATAATTTTCAAACATTCACACTTATCTTTACAGATTATGTTGTAGTTTATAAAGCTCTAAGGGTGTTCCAGCAATTCTCGGACTCATAATACTATTAATTTCTTAATAGCACGACTAGTTTAATTTGCGCAATTAAAATTAATCTCCTAAACTTTTCGCTCCCCTAAGTAGATTCTGGTCAGGAATTTCAGATGTCTTCCAATCTTGAGAGAGCTGAGTTGCTGTTAAAATAAATACACCAAATTGATTAGCAATATCCTTTAACCGCACACCCATTAAAAATAGAACATTATCTTCCCTAAGTTTAGTACCATTAGACATTCTAGCAATTTCCCCTAGTAACTTTGCGGAAGTGTGAATATAGTCCAAAGCTACATAATGCACTTTCCGCACTCTAATATTTCTTTTAATACAATTCTCTATATCTTTGAGAGAGAAGTCAGGCATCTCTTCAATATATAAAGGAGATTGTGCTAAAATTTCTGCTGCTCTATAAACTCTGTCTTTTTCTTCATAATTATATCTGTTATTAAGAATATGTTCTTCATTAACTCCAGAAATAAAAGCTAAAGCCATTGTTGTTACTTCGGGAATATCTAATTCTGTGGAAATAAATAATGTAGCATTCTTACAACCATTATCTTTCCACTGACCAGTATTAACATCATAAATGGTATCACAAGCAAAGTTACATGCATCTGCTATTAGCATTCGGGATTTACCTACGCCCGTAGCGGCAGACCGCATATAAACCTTACCTAACCTAGCACCTCTAGCTATTCTGTTGGCAAAATTAAATTTACCACCATCATACATCTCAATTCCTACTTCTGGATTATTCTCTAGTTCTTCAAGAATACCCATTACATTGTCACCAATAGCAACTGAATCATCATCATTAACTTTATCAATATAATCTTCGCGGACGTTCAATACTCTAGTTTCAATTAAATCTGCAATTTCACTTAAAGTATATTTATCTAAATTATTCTCCTGCTGTTGTTTTTTCTTTACATCAAAAATGTTATCAGGGTCATAAATAAAAGATACATCTACACCACTATTATCATATTCTCGCAAAAGCGTCATCTTCTTTACTTTATCATAATAATAATCAAAGTTTGGAAGGTCGGCATTCTGCATGGCATTGATTAACCAACTTGCGCCATTTTGAGTTTTATAAATGGCTAAACTCTCAGGTCTATTCTTTAGATAATCTTCAATCACTTTGGGATTAAAATTCTCTGTACCCATTTGCCGCAAATTAAATGCCGCCGCAAATATCACTTTATGAATATCTGTTAGAAAATCTCTATCATCAAAAGAGTATTTTCCATCATCGTCCAAAAGTGAAGGTTGCACTAGGATACATGAAACTAATTGCGCGACTGCCGTCGCATCATATAGCTTAGCACCAATAATTCATCACCTCCTAGTTTAAAGTAAAGAGCTTCACTCTTTTTGGTTTTTTAAATGGTGTTGAGTGTTGTTGATAATTAAAATCAGACTTAGGCATGTAATCATTTGCGTCAATTCCTTCATATCTATGCTTTATTTCTTCTTGACGCTCATAATACTCCATAGCTTCATTATAAACAAAATCAACAATACCAATTCCACCATTTGATGCTTCTGGGTCTCCTTCTTTAACATCAAACCAGTAGTCTAAGGTTTGTAGGATACCCTCTACAGTGCGGCCAGACTGAACTAAAGATTTAATTTGTCTGTCAATTTTAGTTTTTGTATATTTGTCACCTAGAATATTTTTCATTTTAAAATGAATTTTTTGTTCCACTAATTCTTTATCTTTATTCCTCTGGTGACAATAATCATGTGCATATCTTTTGCCAACTGAAATAACATTAAATAAATCCCTATTCATCTCTTGCCCGCAATATAGACATTTAACTAGTTGTTTACTCATTGTTTAACCAACTTCTAAATCAAATTTATGGGCATAATATTCTTTTTTAAATAATCTATACTACCCCATATACTTCCTTTCTCTTAAATTACCATATATTTATATTATATCATAAATAAATAATGCTGTCAAAACAAAAAAGAGGGCTACTATCAATTTAGTAACCCTCCTATTCTTTTAATTACAGTCCGTTAGCTACAGCATCTTTAAGGTCTGAAACAATCAAATCAAGAATTTCAGCTTGGTCGGGCGTCATATCTTTCACTTTCTTACCCTTTCCAAAGTCTTGATTGATAATTTCTGTAATCCTTACAGCCCAAACATTTTCAAAGTCTGGACCTGTGGCTTCTTGAATTTGTCCAACAATAGTATTAAATTCTTTCATCAATGCATTAAAATCATATGTTGGTGCGGCGGTTTGACGGATAACAGGTTTATCTGTTACATATTTCCCATCACTCTCTTCAGCCTGTTTATCAATAGCGTCACCAATAGCATTAACAAGATTTTCATATGTAAATTCAATCTTATCAGGAGTGTGCGCAAACCTACTCCCAGCTAAGAACCTAGGCGTTCCACGCATATACAAAGCAGTATGCGTAGAACCGTCATCTCGTTGCTCTGGGTGAGCGTAACCGATAATGTCACTCATTCTATCAACAATCAAGCGTGGACGATTGGCCAATGTTGGGACAATTTGATTGTACTCTTGTCCGGTTTCATCTACAAAGGTTTTATCTTGTGCGTGACTAATCATTACCAAACCATATCCGAGCTGCGGAATCTGGCGAAGAGTTTCATCAAACTCTTTAGTTGCCGCTGCAAATCCTTGACCATATGGCATCTGTGAAATTGTTTCTACACCATTTTGAGAACAAATATATTTTTCACACAAATCATACGCGATGTCAACAGTGTCCAGTGTGATATTTTTATACAGTTCATGTGCCTTATCTTCTTTAAGCTGTTTGATTACCTTCTTAAAATCTGACCAGCTGTTGATTGGAATAGCTGTTACGCCACTCAAAGTTAGATAACCAATTTCAAAAGCCAAAAGCAAATTCTTTTCAAACTTTGATGCAATTGTTGTTTTCGTTAGACTATATCTTAAAACATTTAGAGAGGAATTCTGGAAAATACAAAGCCTCTTAACTTTTTCGTGAGTTTAATATATCGGCAAATAGAAGATGGAGATACTCCAAAATCTTTAGCACATTCTTCTTGAGACACATATTTTTTAACAAAATTTCCTTCATCATCATAAACATAAACAGCTTTTAAGGCTGTATTAAACCAAGGTTTAATTTTATCTTTTTTGTAGCTCTTAAACTGATATTTAAGATAATGTTGTTGTTCTTCTTTTACACAGCGATGAATACTGGTAGCATCTATTTGCAATTCTCTTGCTGCATCAGCTACGCTTTCATAGGCTTTTTGAAAGTTTCCATCTAAATCATACTGATAACACTTAACAAGGCTATTTTTTTGCAACCCCATTCTATAAGAATGTCGCATGTTTTCTAACGCGGTGGACCACTCAAGGTTGTCTAAATTATTATTTAATTTGTTTCCATCAATATGATTTATTTGTAAATCGTCCATATCTTCACAAGGTTTAAATGCCTTCATTACAAGCCTATGCACACTACACATCTTATCCATTCTATATCTTAAATGTACCATTCGATATCCATTGTTCCAAACGGTACCCCCTAGATAAGTCATTTTCTTATCATTTCTAACCAATCCTGTGTTAGATACAGAATAGCATGTTTCTTGTCCGTTTATGATAATTTTTTTCCATTGTATTTCCATTTTTCCCCTAACTAAACGCCATCGGGCATTTCACTTCTAAAAGCTACGGTTATAAAACCTAGTCGTTGAACCTTATTCTGTTCTAGAATCTTGGCTGCGGATTGCTAAAATCTTAAACTTATTACTTTACCTCAAGAGTTACCTATTGCCATTATTATATCCCTATAATAATTTAGTATTTAAGATTATTCTAGTGTTCCCGCAATTAACCCAATTTAATGCGAGCAAAACTACTAATTAGCAAAACCCGCTTTAGGCTCTCCATAAAAAAGCACTGTATAGCCACTTAGGTCGCGGCTAACCTCATGAGGTTTAATATTAAAAATATCAATTGCCATATATTATCTCCTTTTATCTCTATATTTTATTTTAGAAGGTTGGGAGTAGTATCCCCCACTACTACTCCCACATCTATACGTATCTACTTTATATTAAAATGCATATCCATCTTCAAATGGGGTTTCTACCTTAGAAGCCGGAGTTGCTGTTGCAAAACCAGAATTGCGGTTACGATATTCCAGCTGTCGTGTTTTCTCACTTGCTACATGTTCCTGACGTTTCTGTACTAGTTCCGCAAACTCTTCAGCAGTAATTGTGGCCTCACTATCAAAGTCCTGCTTTACAGAAGCACCTTCAACTTGCCAAGATTGGAATTTGCGGGAAGTTGTATTTACTACCGGAGCACCAAAAGCAACTTCTTCTTTGCTCGTTTCTTCACTTACAACAGTATTGGTAACAATGCTACCCCAAAGATGTACGACCGCTGGATTCTTTTGGCTAATCTCCATACCCTCAAAAGCATAAATGCCTTCTTCCTTGCTTACAGATAGAGATAGAGGGATTAGATTATTGCGGAAATCAAATACATTACCTTTGAGTTCAAGATAATCATCACCATTTTCTACTTCATGATGTACTACAGTATCAATTACCATATCAACATCAAATACCGCCGGCTTTGTGATATTGCCAGTAAGTGCGGAACAGAATGAACCACGGATTCGCTTAGGCGCTACCATTGTCTGGTCACGTTCACTCCAGAAATCATTTACCTCAATTGCCGCACTAGAAACTCGAACCTTTTGGGCATTTGCCTTACCAACACTAATCCATGTTTTATTGTCTTGAATTAGAGTTTGAAGGAAGTTGTAAGTTTCATTAGGATTACCCTTCGTAGTCATTGGTGTTACATAACCATAATGAACTGTCACAACATTCAGGCCCTCTTCATCTGTGGCAATCTTTAGGTCACCAGCAATATAATTTTGGCCTGCCTTACTTGTTCGTTCGTTCAGGGTGTGCTCAAAAACATAGCCTTGAACCTCAACATTGTTTTTCCACTTTTTCAATTTTACTCCTTTAACTTGAAGTTTTAATACTTTTTATATTATAACACCTATTTAGATGTTTGTCAACAAAAAATTTTTAATTTTTCTTTGGATATTTGCCGCAGCTATATTCTTCATTACAATAGCCGCAGACTTCACACTTAGGCTTAAACAATAACTCACATAGTTCTTTCCACTCTTGGCTATATTCGCACAAAGCATCTGTAATATCTTTCATTAAACCTCTATATTCAATGTAAGCCCTATTACATAAGCGAACATGTGACATTTCTGCTAGATTGCGGGCATTCTTTTTAATGGCTACTGTAGAAGTCATACCAAGAGGAAGAATATTGGCAGCATCTTCTTTAGCCACACCAACTTTTAGCATATCATCATAACATTCAATAATTTTCTTCATTGTTTTATCATAAATGTACTTGGCATCGCTTTTCTTTTCTATTCCAGGAGGAGTATAATAGTCAAAATTATTATAATCAATATACCTGGTAGATGCTTGAATCGCTGAAAGTCCATCTCCTACGTGTCTAAAAAATTCCCGCATTACTCGTGCGGAATATCCTTCCATCGTCATATACACTTCTGGAAATTCCAAAACTCTACCATGGTCAGCTTTTACACAATTAACACCACGTTTATAATTCTTAGTATCATCACTAATATCTGAACCATAGGCTACACCAGACATGCGGCCAATTAGTGTGAATGGATTCTTTGTAGTTTGGTCTAAGATAGTAATTTTTCCCATTATTTCTTGTTACCTCCTTGGCTATTGTATCCAAAAGTATCAGATTTGTAAGCATCAATATAGTATGCTTCTTTCCAATTTAAATCTTCTGGCGCACATTTTTCAACTACTTCAAATGTAAAATTATCTAAACCCTCTTCTTGCGCAGCACTATAAAGTTTATTACCTTTTGGTGCATCAATACCTAGACAAGCCTTAGCATGATTATTCCATCTCTTTTTAATATCGACAGCTTGCCCAATATAAATTTTGTGGTCTTTTATATTTTCAATTTTATAAATGCCGCAAACCTGTTCTGTTCCCAAAAGTTCATTAAATTTAGCTGTGGCCTGTTTTTGATAAAATGTTTGCCAAACTAACATTGAAAGAATTCTAGGATTATACATTTGTTTCTTCATATTGTTTAGAATATCAATATCATGTTTATCATCTATAGAGACTATCAATCTACAATCATCTGAAATATTTGCGGCATCTCTATGAAATAATTCACAGGCTGCCGCATTAGTATCTTTCAAAGAATCTAACTCTTTTCTTTGGGTTAGAATATTCAAATCTAATTCTTCAATTGTAGATTGATATTGCTCTTCTAATAATTCATTTTTTAATTTATATTGACTTTCAAGATTATCAATTTTATTTTTATACTCTCTATCATAATTAAGTCTTTTTAGGTAGTATTCATCTTGCAAATTAGTAATTTCATTTTTAATGTCTTCTTTGTCTTTAAGTATTTGTTCTCTATCTTTAATTATTTGTTCATTAGAAACTTCAACTTCAATATTTGCTTCGTTGCGGCCAATTTTGAAACTGACCGCACACAGAATAGCTACAAAGACTAATAATAACACCAACTCCATTTATTCTTCTTTGGTTTGAAGTGGGTCAACATTAGCTCCACCAGGTGTAAGTTTAATTAGTTTATCTTCACCATTGTCTGTACGATAAACATATTTGCGCTTGGTTAAAGAGAGTAAATTACCATTGATTGTTTTGGGAGGAAGGTCAACTCCCGCACTAATATCATTAACTGTTACGTCTTCACTCTTATGCTCCTGGAGATATTGTAAAATCAATCTACAATTTTCATTAAATATATATTCCATTTCCTTTAACTCCTATATTATACTATAATTTTTTATAATTGTCAATTAAAATATTGTATCTATTGTACATTCTGAAGCATTTTTATCTGGTCTAAGCTGAACAAACCTTGGGTGCCGCAAAGACATTTTATCTTTATCTACACTCATGGCTTGTAATTGCACAACTTGACCAATATATTTATTAGGATTTAATCCCATATCTTGCCGCATATTGTCATCTAATCCAGAAGCAACAGTAGCAATGGGAATTAAATAATCACCACTATATAACCCTACTTTAAAAGCATTTTTATATCCAAGAGCATATGGTTTGGTAACAGGAATATCTCCTTCCCAATATGGCCAGTCTTCAATGCACTTTCCAGTATATAATTTTTCAGGGTCTTCACATTCCATAATTACAGCATCTATATCATTAGTTTCTTGCTTAACCTTAAACATATTTTTTGGCGTTCTTTTCCCCGGAAGGTATAACCCTTCTTCTGTTCTAAACACTAGCCCCTCTTCATTGTTTTCAAATAAGTTGTTTAGAACGCTGTTGAAGTCTATATAAATACTGTCGTAAATTCCCGCCACTTCTATTTGCGGAATTTTATTATTGTTTAAATCTACATTACTACATAGTTCACTATATCTGCAGATATATGGATATTCTTCTAAAACAAAATCTTTACCTGCCCACTGTAAAATATCATGAATATAAAAATGTAAATATCCATATTCCTCTTGTCGCGCAATGGCTTTCTCTTCTAAGCACCCCAGAATGCTAGTAATATCTTTAGATGTTCCACCTGGTATATATACTTCCCCAATTAAAGTAGTACCATTAGGTAAGGTTTCCATAGCCCATTGCTTTATATGCGGCATATGGTTTACTTTCATAGTGTAAAAACCAGTTTTCTTACTTTTGGCTCTAGCAAACATATATACTTGATTGTTTTCTTTAATTAGGGTTTGCCAATAGCCATCTACTTTAAGGCTGGCAAGCCACCCTTTAGAATAGGATAGCTCGCCAACATCGTTGAAAGGACATTTACCAACTAATTGCGGAGGATACATTTTAACATCTGGATATAAATCACATGTTTCTATCATTGTACATTCTCCAAACTTTCAATAGTGTCAAAAAGTTTATTACCTTTACCTGCTCTTTTTTGCTTTTTAATATTACACTCTTTATTATTGATTAAAACAGTCTTAGTACCAGGAGGTGAAATTAAAGCTAAGGTTACCATATCTGATACCAAAGTAATAGCTTTAACACCTTTCGCGGTCTTACCTTGCTCCTTGATAGTTTCCATATCAAATGACAAAACAATACCATTTTTGGTAGCAATTGTCCCAATATCACCATTTGATTCATAAACACCAATTACTTCATCACTAGAATCAAGCTTCAGCACCGCTATACCACCGACACTTTGAGTATTACTAATATACTGTTCTTTATTTGTCTTCTTAACTAGCCCATTTTTAGTAAAGAATGTAATATATGGTTTATTTTCATCTACCCCCATAGCTGAAATATTTAAAATCTTCTCTCCGGAAGAAAGTGAAAGTAATGAACCCGCGGCAATTCCTTTATCGGTATTCCCGCACTGTTTAATTTTGCTTATCTTAATCTTATACATCTTTCCAAAATTACTAAACAACAGAATCATATCTTGTGTTGTAGATTTGAACTCTGTAATGTTATTCTTTGAACGCCTAAATAATTTTAATGGAATAGATTTAATATATCCATTGCGGGTAAAGGTAATTGCTACATCTTCTGGAACCACTTCTTTAGGTACTTTTGTAATTTTTACCTGTTCCTTTTGTATTACTTCAGTTTTGCGGTCACTGCCATATTTTTTAGCTAAATCAGATAACCTTTTACTTAGCACCTTCTTTTGTTCTTTGGTAGATTCTATAACCTTTTTACATTTTGCCGCAATCTCTTCTTTTTCCTTTTTTTCCTTTTCTAATTTATCTTCTTCAAGTTTAGACAATTTAGCAAGTTTCATATCTAAAATACTTTTTACTTGTATTTCGTCAAGACCCAACAATTCCATTAGACTTTTTTCTGGGTGACTGTGTGAGCGAATCAAAGCAATTACAGTATCAATTTTATCCAAAGCTACCAGAAGTCCATCTAAGATGTGAATTCTTTGTACTGCTTTATCATAATCATATTGATGTTCACGTTTTATACATTCTATATTATGTTCAATATAAACATCTACAATTTGCTTTAATGTAAGCAAGGTTGGAGTTTTACTAATAATACCATTTTGAATAATATTATATTGTTTGCTTAAATCTGTTGCCTGAAATAATTGATTAACAACATATTGCGGTTCTACTTCCTTTTGGCATTCTACCAGCAATGAAATACTATTCTTTTCACTTCTATTTGAAACATCTTTAATTCCACTAATTTTATTTTTTTCAAGTGCATCTTTAATTTGTTCAATTACTGGTTCAATATATACTTGAAAAGGCATTTCGTAGAAGTTAATATCTTGCCCTTTAATTTCATAATTAGCTTCTACTATTACTTTTCCCGTGCCTGTTTTATTGATTACGGCTAAATCATCTTTGTTAATGATTGTTCCGCCAGTAGGAAAGTCCGGGTAGTATTCATCTTCATTTAGATTACCAGTCTTTATATAATCTAAAATTAAATTAGCCGTTTCTGTAAAATTGTGAAGAGTGAATTGCTGAGACAATGATACGCCAATACCTTGGCTACCATTAACCAGAAGTCTAGGAAAAACAGCTGGAAGAACTTTTGGCCACCATTCATCTTCACTAAAATTCAAAATCATATCAACATTGTTTTTATTGATACCTTGTAACATTCCTTCTTCTGTAATTTTAGCTAACCTAGCTTCAGTATACCTATCTGCTGCAATAGCATCTCCGCCTAAAATTACATTACCATTAGACCCATGAAAATCCACTTCTGGAATGTTATTTGAAAATGGTTGTGACATGCGGGTAAATGTTTCATAGATTGACACAGTCCCGTGCGGCCAAAATAAAGCAGCTACACCACCATCAATCTTAGCCGATTTAACATGTGGTTTATTACTGGCGTATCCCTTAATATACATTTCCCACAAACATGCCCTCATTGAAGGTTTCAAACCATCTCTAACATCTGGGAAGGCGCGATTAGTATTAACATCATAACTACTATCAATAAAGTTCTGTTGTACTTCATCAATAACATCAATTTGATTAGTCAATTCTTGCCTCCTCAGAATGCTCTAATAGAAATTTAACTCTAGGTTCTACATCTTTACCGTATAAATCATTAAACATATTATTTGTTTTTGTAATATCTTCTACTGTTAGTTGAATAATATTCCTTGTGTCTTTGTCCAAAAGACAATGAGAAAGCTCTTCAGCGTCCATCTCGCCTACGTATACTCCGTTATTTCTAACGGTACTGACTATTTCTTACGCTTTCGCGCTCTACCTTTTCCCAGCACGTATCAATAGTGCCAGTACTCCACGACAAAGTGGATAGTCGATACAGGTTTTTATGCTATAGCATAAACTTCCCACGAGATTATCTTTTACCATAAATAGCAGTCAGACTTCCTCGTTAGCTTTAAAATTTATATCTTAAAACCCCGCTGATAAACGGAAAAGTAGATAAGGGCCAGACTATCTCTTACCCTTTCATTCTCCCAATAGTAGAAATATTTTTAGAATGTTTCTTTTTATATTCTTCTAATTCTTTTTCATCTTTAATATAAATATATTCATTCTTTTTGGTTGTTACTCTAAACAATGGAGGAATAGAAGAGTATACATGTCCGTTTATGATTAGTTCCGGACAAAGATACCAAAGAATATTAAATAATAAATTTTCAATCGCATATCCGTCAAAATCCATCAATCCTTTTGTTTCCAAAAGGGACTGACTATATCTTACTTTTTACACAAAAAGGACACCATTTCGAGTTACGTATCAATAGTAACCCTACTCCTCCGATTCGAGGATAGTCGATACAGGTTCACCATTTAATTCCCATTGATTCTTCTTTTTATTATAGATTGGAATTAAACTATAATAATTCTCTTTTTTACCATTCCCACAGAGCATTTTTTTGACAGTCCCCAGTGTTGTAAATCCTTCACCTTTTTCTTGAATAATTTTGTTATATGTTTCTTCTGCGGTATGATTTATATAATATTTTCTATATTTAATAACTTCTTCTTTAGAAAACATGCTATTATATTTTTTACTCATTTGTTTTATATAGAAATTTTTATTTTCAAGAGTATAAACCTCAGGCATTATATCGCTCCAACTTCTTCCTTGCCAGACTGCTTGAAAAGAAGACTTAGATATACCAGTATGTTTTAAGCTATTATAAACGTCTATTGGATTTTCATGATTAGAATACGCCTTTCTTATCGTTACGACGTCTTCCTCAGTTAATAATGCCCTACCATTGTTAGAGCCTTTGCTAGAGTTAAATCCTCCCTCTTGAATATTATATCCATTATTTTGACTATCGTATAAAGAAATATAAAATTTTTCTTTTTTATCTAAGTCTTCTATTTTACATTCTTCAACAACTTCAAAATCGAAATTTTCAGAGCCTAAAACGTTAATGTAATCATCAATTGTTACATTTCTTTTTTGCTTATGCTCTTGCAAACGTCTTTCTATATTTACGGACTGTCCTATATATATTTTATTATTTTTCTTATTTGTAATTTTATAAATTCCAATCATATTCACCCCCTTAGTCAACAAGGGAGTATCTGGTGTTTCCCACGGGATTACCATATGTTTCCACTTAGGTTTCCCCGTTAGCATATATAACATTTGTTTTTCTTTATATATACCCCGCTGATAAACGGAAAAGTGTTACACAGCCAATTTTACTTAGCATCTGCGCATGCAATAATTTTGCCATATCTTAATTTACTTTTATTATATTTTAACTTAGCTGTCTTTTGGTCACACTCTAATCCAAGAGCCTGAATCAAATTATTGATTTCTTGATTTGCTAAAATTTTACTAGGTGTACTCTTTAACACCGACAACATCTTACCTCTAACACCATAAATGGCTTGAGTCTCTGCTGACCTTGCCGCAACCAACCCTGAGCAGGCAGACTTGCCTTCTCCTATTAGAAGCTCAGCTTTAGCTCTGTCTTTAGTCCAACAGTCGGCTAAAGTTGTCGGAAGTTTAAACGCCTTGTCTTGCTTTACGACTTTATTCTTTACCGCTTCTCTAGCTTTCTTTGCGGCTTCTGACGCTTTGCGGGCAATGACAGCTTTCTCTATAATGGTTTTACCATCTTCTGGATTATTGTCTAGCCACAATTCCAATTGTTCACTAAAAATTTCATTTAGAAAAGGAACGAAATCACTATTCACAATCCTAGATTTAGTTTGTGCATCATAAGATACAGAGGGTGAAACTAGGTTAAATACCAACACCATTCCTTCTTGCAAAGAATTACCGTCAAGATTTTTCTCTTTAGGTTTTAACAATCCATTTTCTTTTGCCCATTTATTCAATACCTTGGTAATAGTACCTTTTACAGATGTTAAGTGCGGGCCAGAATCTGTTAAACCATAATTAACATATGCTACAACATTTGAACTTGAACCGCTGTTATATTGAATCCCGCAATTGATACTATAATCACCCTTACTTCCTGAAAAAACCAAAGGTGAAGTAGTAGCAATTTCTTTTCCATTCTTTTTATTAACTAAATAATTGATACCTTCTGTATGTTTAAATTGTTTATCATTTAGGTTGATAGTTAATTTAGGACATAAACTAGCAATATCATCAAACAATTCTTCCAATACTTTTACATTAGGTTTTGGGTCAGTAAAAAATTCTTCACTAGGATTAAAAATAATTTTAGTTCCAGAAGGTTCAGAAGCTTTACCAACCTCTCTTTTTTCAAACACGCCTTCTTTAAACCAAATATGTTCATATTCACCGTTACAAACAGTATATACCTCTGTCCAGTGGCTCAGGAAAGTAATTAGTTTACCGCCAATGCCATTTAGTCCTAGTGCGGAAGCACCATACACTCCATCATCTCTATATTTACCAGAAGTATTGAGAACAGAGAATGATGCTTCCAGAATTGTTTTGCCATCTTCTCTAATATTATTTACTAAAAAACCTTGAGCATAATCTCTAACTGTAATAATATTATCATCTGTAATGTTGATATCAATTACATCACCATGACCAATATTATGTTCATCTAATGCATTACTGAAGGCTTCAATTACCAATTGTGTACTGTAATCGGTATTTCCTGCGTACACGCCTGGTCTTAGTCTAACAAAATTTAATGGGTCTAAGGATTCAATACTTTTTTCATCATAAGTATTTGTCATTAATCCTCCAAAATTCGCATAAACTGCGTCATGCGCATAAACTCCTCAAATTGTTCATTAGTCATATCGTCTACAGTCTGTTCGATATAGTCCATGCGGGAGCGATAATCAAGTTTGTCCCAAAAACTAGAGGTGTAGTCTTCAAGTTTTTCTTCTGCTTCATCTTTAAGAACAACATTATTATTGTATCTATCATAATCAATAATATCAACAATATATTTAGTTGCTTTTTTATTCCTCGTCCCAGGTTTATCGTCTACACTTTCAACTTTTACAATCTTATATGGCGCAAAACCATCTCCATCTTCATAAAAAGCATTTGGAACTACTACATAATCCTGAATATTATCTGGGTCGATATAATCCGGAATCATGTAAGTATAGGCTTGCCCCCATTCATTGAATCGAACTGAAACATAACCATTCATTTTCTTTTCCTTTCAACTTGGAATTATTACGTTATCACTATTATAACATATAAAATGAAAACAGTCAACAAAAAAATAACCCACTTGCAAAAAGTAGGTTATTTAATTTTATTGTGTTTGGCGTTCACGTAGCTTACGCCTATAAGCAAGACAATTTTCAGTTACTTGGTTATATAGTTGTTTTGAATTATTATATTGTTCTCTAAGATTTTTATAATCCCTCTTAGCAAGAGCAACTTGTCTATCAATAGCTTTAATTCCATCTTCACCAATAGCACCCTGTATTTCAACCACAACGTCCCGCAAATGCTTGGCTCCAAGGTATCGTTGATACATATCTTTGGCCTGCTGGTTTAGATATTGCAGGTCACATTTAATCTCACAAAATCTAAATGCGTCCCATTGATTCATGATATCTTTATCACATTCATCACACTTTGTGGAAGCAGAATAAATCATACCAGAAGGATATACTTTTGATAGAAAAGCTGAACCAGTTTCTTTATTATAGTTTTCTTCAACAATTTTAGATTTCATTACTTCACCTTATCTAAATTAAACCAATATGTATGTTTTTTTCCTTGCACCTTAATAACTCCAACTTTATTTATATATATAGTCATATCTTTATTAGCGTTTCTCACGGCTAAAGTCGCGGCAATTTCTGGTGCAGTTGCATAATAATGCCCTAAAACACTTTTTCCGCAACTTACTTTATATCTAGTCATTCCAGGTAGTTTTGCATTTTTTGTCATTTTATTTTCACCACATTATCATATAGCATTGTATAATTATTATTAGGCCCAAAATTAGGTCTGTCCGCATGATAATGCCCAAAGTAGCAATGTTTATAGTTTTCACCATATTCTTCAATGTATGGTACAACATCATCTAACCACTCTTCCATAGATTTATCAATTTGACTCTGGTCCATATTAGACATAAACAAATCTGAAAGATATGGTTCCATTAACTTTGGTGCAACATGTGAACAAACATAATCAATTTCATTTATGCGCGGGAATGCGCTATCCCACAATTGGGACATTTCTTCTTCTGTCAATAGCTCGCGAGGTTCATAGGGCAAATGATGAATATATCGCCACTTTTTATCAACAGAATATCCACCAGGAATCATTAAAAAGTTAATACCTTTAATATTATATATACCACCAGTATCAGCAATATAATGAATATTAGGATATTTATCTTGTATATATGTAACTCCGCCAAAGCTATAATCATAATGCCAACCACTATTCAAGCTACCCTCGGCATTAAGTAAACGGTTATCATGGTTACCACGAAGAAGAATCCAAGTAACCGGAGTCTTCTTCATGAATTTGCGGCATTGTCCTTGTACCATCTCACCATAAAAGATACCGTTGTCACCGCAAACAATAATGACATCATCTTCTGTTGGATTTTCAATTTTAGAATATGCTAGACGATAATCACCTATGCACCCATGTGTATCACCAGTTATATAAACAGACATAATTCTCTCAATTCCAATAGATATAAACCATATTTCCATTGTTGCTTGCTTTATAACCAAAAGCGGTTAAAATAGCACACATTCTTTTAACTTCATATTCCTCACCTGCAACAACCAATTTGGTTTCAAAAAATCCCTCAGTTGCTGCTTCAAGAATAGCATTTTTAATTTCATCAGGGATATTGTCCTCAGGGCTACTAATCATTGCTGTTGTTTTAGCATTAGCCGCGGATATTAGTTTAATTGACATTCGTACTCCCTTTGTTCTTGCTTGTTTTTTCTATTCTGTTGAATAGTGCTTTCTTTTTTAGGTTTTTTGTTTTTTGTTTTACGATTGATTTTTTGAAAATTGTTTTCTTCATCATCATATTCATCATCGTAATAGTAAGAAACGTCTACCATAATTATCCTTTACTTGAAGATATAATAGTTATTGCACTTATCGTTAGTGCAAACCAAGACATTTGTATTTTCATCTCGATGCATTGGTTCACCGCACTTGTAGCAGGCATAATCCTTATACTTCTTCTTTCGTTTCTTTACTTCCTTGGTAATGCCGGCGGCTGCAAAAGCCTTCTGCATTGTAGACATACTCTGCATTTAATTCTCCAATCTTAAATAAGCATATCCATTATCTTCTGTATAATATACATCTTTAATACCTATATCTTTAATTGCGTGCATACACCCAGGACAACTTTTAGCACACCCATAGCCTAATGGTTTCCCTGGGCAAATTCTATATGTATATATTTTACACCTAGAAAAATCTACAGTTTCTTTAACTGTATAATGGATAGATTTAATACACGCTATCTCCGCATGTAGACTATGTTCTATAGCCTTAGCCGTTTTATTAAACTTCCTATATCTATTATAGTATTTTTGAACAGGTGCGGTTTTTTTACTATTATGTCCCCTACCAATAATTTTACCTTTATAGACTAACACTGAACCTAATTTAATAGACCCAAAGTCAGACTTCAAGGCTTCTTGCCTGGCCTGTTCAAAATAATAATAATCCCTTTTCCGCACCTGTTCCACTTTCCTCTACAGATTAGTCATTGTCTCCAAATAATCAGCGTTATTCAATAGGTATTGTCCTAAACCTCTAACCTCCTGGATTACACCTTCGTTAGTTGAAAATCTACCACCTTCATAGAAAAGTAGAAATTCACCAATTGCTTGCTCTACTACATCAAGAACCTTAAAAGCCGTCTCCGTCATTTTACTCTCCTTTTGTTAGGACTAAATATTCGTAAAGTTTACCAGAAGTATCAAGGCAAACAGTTACTTCATCTTCCATATATAGGTTAGCATCTTCTTTACCGAAGTCTGTGTCATATACCCACCAAGAGATATAATCATTTGTATCACCAAGTGAATCTTGAAGAAGTTCAAGCACATAATCCTGAAGATGAAAATCCATTAACATTGCGCTATCATAGAAATCTCTTTTTAAAAAATTGTTCGCCTGGTCAATAAGATACATTGCGGAATTTGTATCCTCAAGATACTTCATTATGTCTACAAATTTCTCTTTGCTAACCATCTTTCTTTTCCTTTCAAACTTGATAGTTTATATTATAGCATACAAGATTACAATTGTCAACAAATTATTTTGACTTATCCTTAAAATTATATAATGGCTTTAAGTGCTTTACAATTTCTACAGTATCACCAATAGCAGCAATAATGTCATTTGCATCTTTATATGCGGCGGGTGCTTCATCAATTGTAGATTCAAGAACAGAAGTA